TTCTGGTTCTGCACCAACCCCGGTCTGGCTCTCCCCCTGATCGCTCTTCAGTACCACGAGGTCAAGATCAACCTTGACATCAGGCCCATTGACGAGTGCCTCTGGGCGGTCACCACGCTGAACTGCAATGTTCTCGGCTCTGGAAAGTCGGCTGCCGCCACGGTCGCCTACAACCAGTCCCTCGTTGCCGCGTCTCTCTATGTCGATTATGTCTTCCTTGACACGGACGAGCGCCGCCGCATGGCCCAGAACCCCCACGAGTACCTCATCACTCAGCTCCAGTTCACTGGCGACGAGTCTGTTGGGTCCTCCTCCAACAAGATCAAGCTCAACTTCAACCACCCCGTGAAGGAGCTTATCTGGATTGTCCAGCCCGATCAGAATGTTGATTACTGCTCGTCGCTCACCTGCGACGCTACGCTCTTCAAGGTTCTTGGAGCCCAGCCCTTCAACTACACCGATGCCCTCGATGCTCTCCCGAACGCGATCCACGCTTTCGGCGGACCCCGTGGAATCGTTGGAATTGCCGGTGAGACCAACGCCTACATTGACCAGAACGGCCTCTTCCACGATGCTGGTGCGTTCGATGTTAACAGCGGCGCCAACTTCACTGGATATTGGAATGGAACTGGCAACAACGAGTACTCTCAGCCCAACCTCGGCCAGAACGACGATCAGGGTATTGGCACCAACTCCGGTGTCTCTGATGCCGGCACCTTCGTCCTCTCCGAGGCCTCCCTTGACCTCCACTGCTGGGGCTCCAACCCCGTCGTCACGGCCAAGCTCCAGCTCAACGGCCAGGACCGCTTCTCTGAGCGTGAGGGATCCTACTTCTCGTGGGTCCAGCCGTACCAGTCGCACACCAGGTGCCCGGATGAGGGTATCAATGTGTACTCCTTCGCGCTCAGGCCCGAGGAGCACCAGCCCTCTGGAACTTGCAACTTCTCGCGCATTGACAATGCCACCCTCCAGCTTGTTCTCTCCAACGCCACCGTTGAGGGAACCAAGACGGCCAAGGTTCGTGTCTATGCCGTGAATTACAATGTTCTCCGCATCATGTCGGGCATGGGCGGATTAGCATATTCCAATTGAGCGGATTGGGTTGTTTCGTTATATTTACATATATATATTTGTTATTAAAACAACTTAAATAAATCTATATTATAAACATTATAATATGGAAAATTGTAATTTGCAAAATAAAAAGCCAATTTACTCAACAAATCACGAGTTAATGTGTGGTATTATTGATTTTAATAATAAATCATATTTACTTGATTTTGAAGATAAAGACCGAATTATAAACTCTAATAAATCTTTTGTATTTCAAGATGAAACAGACACATACCCTTCTTATTCTTACAATTATAAACGATTTACATACATAGACTTCATATTTAACTTTAACACCGAAACAACTACATATGTATTTAAAAATGGAAATGTATATGATTTACGAAGGAGTAATGTGAATTTTTATCACGCATATCATAAAAATATCATTAAAAAATATGATGTTGTTGAATATATTGCTGGACATTGTATGAATACAGGACAAGATGCAAATATAATGAAAAATCCTATATGGAAGGTTAAAGAAAACGAAAAGGATGTTTTGTTAATGTATTGCGAAAAAGATGCAATTTGTAAACTTTGTCCTGTCAGTTACGAAAAAATATTGGATTACGAAAACAACAATTTTGGAAAAAAAATTACTTGGTATAAACACCAAAATGGTTATATATTATGTTCTTATGGTCTATATATCCATCAAGTAATTACTGGTTGTTACGGAAATGGAAAAGGAACTAAAAACATCAGTGTCGATCATATTGACCAAGACCCGTTGAATAATACATTTGAAAACTTGAGGGTAGCAACAAGAAAAGAACAAGAACAAAACTCAAAAGGTATTAAAACTGGTACAAAGAGAGAAAGAAAAACAAACGCAAAAGCCTTACCAGATGGTATTAACCAAGAAATGTTGCGAAAATATGTAGTATACTACCAAGAATGGTTAGATAAAGAACATACCAAACAGCGAGAGTATTTTAAAATAGAAAAACACCCAAAGCTTGACAAACACTGGATGACGTCGAAATCAAATAAGGTATCTATCAATGAAAAGTTACAGATTGTCAATAAAGTTGTAGATGATTTAGAAAATAACATATACCCAACAAATCAAGAGCCTACATTACCAAAGTATGTATCATTAATTGTTTTTAGAGAAAAACCTCACTTGGTTTATGAAAAAAGAGTAGATGACAAACGATTAAATCTAAAAATGGTTTTACCTGATGATTATGATTTGCATGAACAACTGAATATATTAAACGATAAACTTAAAACAAAATATGAAGATATTTGTTTGTTTGATTTTAACAATCATTAAGATGATTTTGTAACACTATACCAAAATATAGTGTTACACCATTTTTCATTTGAAACGCAGAATACATGAGGTGATTTGAGTGACAAATTGTGATAAATTGTCGCATAAGAAATGAAAATGTAACACAACTGTGCATGTGTGTGTGTGTTAAAAACAGTTTTCTCAACAATATCCTCCATTAAAGTATTGTATATTATCAACATTTTTATAATGCAAAAGATATTTCGCAAACATCAGTTCTTCTGGATTTATATCTAACTTTTCATTAAAACTATGAACAATACTTATTAGGTCTTTGTTATTCAAAATATCTTTTAGCCTTTCATATATATCAAACCATTCTATAAAGATTTTTTTAGGCATTATGATACAATGATCATGTATAATTTTTCTAGGGCAATGAAGATTTGAATGATATGTTTTAGATGTATCTAAATAAAGTAATTTTAACTTAGGCATAACACTTATATCAAATCGGGTAGTTATTACAAAATCATACTGAACAGAGTTATTCGTTTTATTTAAATATGAATCTAACAGATTTCTTGCCTTATTTCTAGAGTACAACTGAAACAGTGTATTATTAATATTAAGAAGCTTTTTTCCTGTTGTATTATTGAATGCTATTGTATTCTTATATAATGACTCGTCAAAAGTTAATTGGTTCTGGTTTTCGATTTCAAACGAAACCGGATTATACATTTCTTGTAAATTTGTAATTGTTTTTTCATTATAAACCAGTGTGTTTTTATCAATATTTCTCCATGGAGAATGTTTATATTCTTCATTTTCATTTAATTTCCAAACATGGTAAAAAAAATCAAACTCACAACCTTCTTGGGTTTTTATAAATGACATTATACTATTGTAACCTTTGACATAATCTCTTGGTTGTCCATACAATACAACTGCTACTCTCATGTTATACATTTCCGTTATATTTTCATTCTTATTTCAAAAACGCATTTTTAATGGATCAAAATGTGTAATATCTAAAAATTGTAAAATATCAGTTTATTATAAATGCATCAAATCATATACAATCATTTGGTGTATTATCTTGGAGTTAATATGGCACATGAAATTAACTCATTCATAGGTCCAAATGTAGCACATATACCACCAAATTATACTATAGAAGAATACGAATACAAAATGGATCGATTAATGAGCAAAAAGAAGGCGCGCAAATATACCATGTAAACAAATAATGATTTAAACGATGCCCGCGAAATAACACAATGTCATTTAAGGTGATTGTATTTGGTGGAAATGGTTGGATTGGCAATAAAGTTGTCAATCTGTTGGCAAGCCAAGAAATTCCCGTTGTCAAGGCGAACTGCAGAGCAGACGACCAACAGGCAGTTATTACAGAAATTGAGAAGAACGATGGAATAACCCATGTAATGAGTTTCATTGGTCGAACACACGGGACATACGAAGGTGTCAAGATTGGAACCATTGATTATCTAGAAAAGCCTGGTAAACTCGTTGAAAATATGCGCGACAATTTGTTCGGTCCATTGCTGTTGGCAGAAATATGCAAGCAGAAAAATATCCACTTCACATATTTGGGAACGGGTTGCATTTTTGATTATGACAATGAACAGCACTTGTTTGGCGACGAAACCACTGGATTTATAGAGACAGATAAACCCAACTTCTTCGGGTCTTCCTACTCGATCGTCAAGGGATATACGGATCAGCTGATGCAATTGCTTAACGATGGTTCAACCCTCAATGTCCGGATTCGAATGCCGATCACTGATGAATTTAACGATCGTAATTTTATTACTAAAATCACTAATTATACCAAGGTGTGTTCTATCCCGAATTCAATGACCGTTTTGAATGAACTCCTGCCTGTCATGATAGAATTGGCGCTACAAAACAAGGTTGGCACAGTCAATCTTACCAATCCTGGACTCATAACGCACAATGAAATCCTGGAAATGTATAAAGAGATTGTTGATCCGTCATTTACATGGAACAATTTCACAATTGAAGAGCAAAACCAAGTTCTCGCTTCCAAGCGTTCAAACAACTGTCTCGATACAAGTGTGCTAGAATGTCTAACGAACTACAAGGTCAAGAACATCAAGGATTCGGTACGTGAAGTTCTGACAAAGATGGCTTCTAACCGATAATATTTATCACAAAATATCAAATTAAACGAATATTTATTAATATGTTTATAATGAAAAACTTATTAATTACTGGAGGATGTGGATTTATTGGATCGAATTTTATAAACAACTTTTTTGAGACATCGACTTGCAATATAGTGAATTTCGATGCCATGTATTACTGTGCAAATGAGACCAATGTCAGCGAACACATACGAAATTCGACCAGATACAAGCTGATAAAGGGGAATTTGTGTTCATTCGATTTAGTGCGACATGTTTTAGAATGCTATTCCATCGACACTGTTATTCATTTTGCAGCGCAATCGCATGTCCAAAACTCGTTTGAAGACTCTCTTCAATACACGAATGATAATGTAGTTGGCACCCATACACTACTTGAGTGTTCTAGAAGATATGGAAAGATCAAGCGCTTCATACACATTTCAACTGATGAAGTATATGGCGAATCTATGCTTGAAGAGAATGAGTGCAAAAAGAGTGAAGAATCCATTCTGTGTCCGACGAATCCGTATGCGGCGTCAAAGGCGGCAGCTGAGCTAATTGCCAAATCGTATTACCATTCGTTTCAGATGCCAATCATAATTACAAGAGGAAATAATGTATATGGCCCCAACCAGTATCCAGAAAAACTCATTCCGTTGTTCATCAAGCAGCTATTTGAAAACAAACCGGTTACAATTCAGGGCGACGGATCAAATGTGCGCGCGTTTTTGCATGTGAATGATGTGTGTTCTGCGCTTGCACTTGTTCTCGAGAAAGGTGTGATTGGAGAGATATATAATATTGGATCTGACGAAAACGACGAATATACGGTTCTTCAAATTGCTCAGATGTTGATTGGGAAAACAAAAGGAATTATTGACAGTGAAAAATGGATCACTTACATCAAAGATCGTCCATTCAACGACAAGAGATATTATATCAGCAATGAAAAGGTTAAGGCGCTCGGCTGGACTATTCAAATGGACTTCAATAAAGGAATCGACGATTTGATACAAAAAATGTTTGCTGATTGTCTGTTTAAGATTTATATGGATGTAACAAAATTATAAAAATACAAACCAAATACAAATATAAATACAAATAAATAAAATATACTAATGGACTCCAATAGTAAAAATATATTATTTATTATTACATCACTTGTAAAAGTGAAAGATAACTATGTTTCAGCATTTACAACTGACGAACGATATAAACAAACATTAAATACAATTCATAGTATTCGGTCAAGGCTTCCATATGCAGAGATTGTGGTCGTTGAAGCATCACATAGTAATACACCAGTTGTATTTGAGGATGTCATAATGTATTATGTCGATAATGAGATACTTAGTGACTCAAAAAGTATCGGAGAGGCGATCATTTTGAAAACATTTATATCATCTTCACTATATAAAAACCTTACATGCGATAAGAATCATCTAGTATTTAAAATTTCCGGTAGATACTTTCTGGACGACAATTTTGACATTAAAAAATTCTACGAAAATAAAATTAATTGTCGTTTAATTGATACTAAAAATGATCCAAATGACAGCCATTACAATGTCAATTATATATCGGAAAACCCAGATATCTGTTCGGTCACATCATTCTTTGCATTTCCTTCTAACATGACAGAGTATTTTCACGGTCGAATGCAATTTGTAATTGATAGCATACTTCGGTTCGGAAGTGATATTGAACACCATATTTTCAGAAATGTTCCAATTGAAATGATAAATAACATTGAGTTGATTGGTATTTCTGGATTTATTACCAGTGGTCGGTTCTTAATTTACTAAAAAAATTGAACATGAAAATATTATTTGATATCCATATAAAAACACAACCACAACTTATCTATTAAATGGATCTGAAACAGCGCAAACTCAACAAGTCGGAGTGGGAATCTATTGAGGTCCCAGTCTCTCAGCAAGAGAAAGATGTGTTGGACTTGATTGTCCAAGGCTCACACAATGTAAATTTGAAGATGAATCATCACAATTCTATCTTTACCTTCTTAAAGATAGAATACAGCACAAAGATGGAAGATTATCTATTCACAAAATATTTCAAGACAGCTGTTGATAAGATTGAAGCGCACCTGGTGAAAGCTTCCCAATACAAGTGCATCAAAGTGGATGCCAACATCCAAATTAAGAGCGCCGACAAAATTCGTTTGGAGAGGAACGACGATGCTACGCTCAAGAAGCAAGATATTTATGAGAATGTCCTGATTGGACATATAGAGAAGATTTGCCAATACAAATTTACTGAACCGAACCAGCGTCTTGCTGCATTCCACTACTATACCCTCTACAAATTATCGAAAAATTCCGTCGCCGGAGTCAATCGCCACATTAGTGACTTGACGCAGAAAGTGATCGACCTGTTTGCCGAAGACACCGACATGTCCGTCATCATCGATAACGCAGTTGAATTCATTGAGCGCAATCCGAGCCTCCTCAAATATGCTGACATGGAGCTTTACGAGCACCAGAAGGAGATCTTCACTGTGTGCAAGAGCAAGAATCCCAAGCTGGTGCTGTATATGGCTCCCACCGGCACAGGAAAGACACTTACCCCAATTGGGCTGTCAGAGACCCACCGTATCATCTTCGTATGCGCTGCCAGACATGTTGGCGTTGCTCTAGCGAAGGCGGCGATTTCCGCCAAGAAGAAGATTGCATTTGCGTTCGGATGCGGATCTTCCGCAGATATTCGTTTGCACTACTTTGCAGCGAAGGAGTTCGTCAAGAATACAAAGACAGGCGGGATCTTCAAGGTGGATAACAGTGTGGGAGACGATGTGGAGATTATGATTTGCGACATCAAGTCGTATTTACCGGCGATGTATTATATGAAATCGTTCAACAGCGATGAAAACCTGATTGTCTATTGGGACGAACCGACGATCACGATGGATTACAAGGAGCACGAGTTCCATGAGATTATCAAGAAGAATTGGACTGAGAACTTGATTCCCAATATGGTTCTGTCTTCGGCGACTCTTCCCAAGCTGAACGAGCTTGACCAAACGATTCCTGATTTCAAGGATAAGTTCGCAGGCGCAGAAATCTACAATATCGTCAGCCACGATTGCAAGAAATCCATTCCAATTGTGAATAAGGACGGATTCGTTGTGGTGCCCCACTACTTGAGCGACCAGTATGCCAACATTTTGAAAATTGCTAATCACTGCAAAAACTACTTGACCATCCTCCGTTACTTTGATTTGCAAGAGGTCGTTGATTTCGTACAGTATGTGCTGAAGAATGGTCATGCAGCCGGAAGCAAAATGCGATTGGAGCGTCATTTTGAGAGTCTGGACGACTTGAATATGAAAAACATCAAGATCTATTATGTGAATCTGCTTGCAAATGTGAAACCGGAAGCATGGCCTCAAATTCACGCTCACTTTGCGGGATCTAGGAAACCGCGCATTCCTGCCAACAACGCTATCGATGCAAAGGGTAACAAGCAGTCAAATGTATCCGGAGGACCATCTGGTGTCGCAGGTGTATATGTAACGACCAAGGATTCGCACACGCTCACGGATGGCCCGACCATCTTCATTTCCGATGAAATTGAAAAGATTGCTAAGTTCTGCATTCAGCAGGCGAGTATTCCGGCAATTGTAATGGAAGACTTGACAAAGAAGATTGACCACAACAACATACTGAATGCGAAGCTGCAGGAGCTGGAGAATAATTTGGAATACATGAAAGAGAAGGCGGAGGAAGGATTGAAGAACAGTGTCTCAGGCGCACATGCCGGTTCAAGTATTCAAGGCAGGAACAAATCGACCAAGGATATCAAGATGTTCAATCGCGAATCATCTTCTGGAGATGAAACCAAGGGAGAAATGAAAAAGTTGGTTAATGAAATTACCGCAGTGCGCGCGCTTATGAAACCGGCGACCTTGAACGACACATTTGTTCCCAACAAGCATCATCACTTGGCAAAGTGGGCAGCCAACTTTGATACAAAGGCATCATTTACGAGCAACATTGAGGACGACATTGTTAGCGAAATCATGTTGCTGAACGGAATTGACGACAGCTGGAAGATTCTCCTGATGATGGGGATCGGTGTGTTTATTAACCACGAAAACATCCGTTACACTGAAATCATGAAGCGGATGGCGGATGAGCAGCGCCTGTATATGATTATTGCATCGAGCGATTATATTTATGGAACAAATTACCAGTTCTGTCATGGATATTTGAGCAAGGATTTGAACTTGACTCAGGAGAAGTTGATTCAGGCGATGGGGCGCGTCGGGAGAAACAATATTCAGCAGACATATACGCTGCGATTCCGTGACGACCAACAGATTGCGAAGCTCTTCACTTCGGAAACTGATAAACCGGAGATCTTGAATATGAACTTGCTCTTCAACAGCTCACTGTAAGTAGGTCACCATGTAAAAAAATTGAAATATAAATTTTTCTTATAGAATAACAATAATAACAAACAAAATGAGAGACATTGATATGACTCTGAAACAGTTGGAGGATAAATATGGCAAACTCACTTATATGGAAAAGGCTGGCCACTTTGTGGATGACGGTGGTCGTGTTCGGCGTATTAACCATAGTAGAGCCAATGGCGACTTCATGGATGAGATGGAAGAGGGCAGATTGTTTCATTCGTTAGAAGAAGATTTTAACCTGACAATGGAAAAGCTTGAAGAGAAATATGGTAAGCTTACTTTGGACGAACGATACTATTATGTTGATAAAGATGATATCATTCGACGCATTCTACCATACAGACCGTTGGTTCGTTAATAATACTACACCATTCTTATTGAATATTTACAAATTTTTTTCAGAATCATAAACTTGTATTTCGTATTGCCGGTTTGCTTTACATCGCCCTCATAATCTAGGTCACAGTTCGCCAGTATGTTGGTCATATCATGCGGGAAAAATGTATCTCCTTCGATTGTATCGTCCAAAACATGTGTGATATGGATTGTTGTGCAATGATCCCAAAACAGCTTATAAATCTCTGAACCACCGATAATGAATATTTTCTTATTATCTTGTTGGTATTGGTCCAACACATGAAAAATATTTTCCATTGTAACAAATATCAAGTTGTCATATTGTGATTCCATACCTGGTTCTCTCGACAACACTACATTCATTCTATTTTTTAAGGGTCCATAAGGCAAACTATTGTATGTCTTTCTCCCCATGACAACAACCGAACCTTCAGTCAATTTGCGAAAGTGTTTCAGATCTTCGGGGATGTGCCAAGGTAAGCCGGATTCCTTCCCTATAACCCCATTCGTCGTCATCGCTACAACTAACTCCATTGTATATTTATAGATATAGATATTGTTTTTAACTTGTAACACGAGTAATAGGACGAATGTAAAATGCAGTTGTTTGCGGATTGTACAAATGATCAATACGGGTATCTGAATCTTGGAGAGCCGGTGCGAGCTCGGGACTATGACCATTCACATTATCATATTGTCCGCACTCTACGATTTCTACATCAAGCAAATTGAAATCTACGATTGCTTTCGATCGAACATCAGTGCAAAATTCAGTGACCGACATAGACGGATCAAATGAATACTCCTTAGAATTCGTGGTATAAATGACCTTGAAAGTGTATGTGAATTGCGACATGTTTTCTTATTGTTATGATTGTATTGTGAGTTCCACAATATAATCAATTTTATATTTTACACTAACTAATTTGTCAATATTCTAAAAATTTTACATTCAATATCTTGTTTGGTTTGTACTTAATGATATCCAGTTCTTTTTTTGTGGTTGGGAATTCAGCTGCACCGAAAATGTCCTGCAATAAAAGCCATTCGAATAGGCCTCCTGCGTACAAATACACATTGTAAAACCCCAGCGACAACAGCTGACTGTATTTTGCGTATGCTTTATCATCATTGCAGTTTCGACCATAAACAATGATCCGAACATCCTTCTTCCCCATTTTCAGCATGTTCGTGAGTAAATCAACTTCCTCCTTGGCATGAATTGTGCTCGGAATCAAACATGCTTGCTCATGTTCGCTAAGTGTATTGATCAATATATATTTTTGGTCAGACTTTAAGCAAAATTGCATATCTTCAAAATTGAGTTTGTTAATCGATTGGGATGTTCCCATTGTTGTTATCAATGAAGTTATTTTTATATCTTAAACTATTTAAATAAAAATATAAAGATTTTCTTGTAAATGAGTTAATATGCCTGTTGTAAGTATTTCAAAGAATAAACCCTCAAATGATGTTATGACACCTACAACATCTTTAGTAGAGAAAACAAATGTTAACGAGCCAATAATATCAGTAAATGATCCTGAGTTTGCAAGCTCAGAAATAAACAATATATTGGGTGCTATAATAATGGTAAAAAATGAAGAGATAAGCATTCAAGTAACGATTGACTCTGTGAAGAAATACATTAAACATATCATTGTATATGATACGGGTAGCACCGATAAAACTGTAAAAATTATAAAAGATACATGCAAACGAAACGGACAGATATTGCATTTGAAACAAGGTGTGTTTCAAGATTTTCCTCGGAGTAGAAATGTAAGTCTCGATTACGCTGAAACCGTTCCGGTGAAATTTTTACTATTGATGGATGCGGGTGATGAATTTAGAACTGATGATTCACCGTTTAAACTTCTGGATTTTATTAGAAGATGTCCTCAGGATACTGGAGTTGTAAGAAAACAATGGCTATGTGGTAACAAGCTGCAAGAACATAGTGATACACGGTTGGTTCGTAATCATTTTGGGAAAAGATACGATTTAGACCACCCAGTTCACGAAGTCATATTAGGTATTGATACTTGTGCAGATTTTTCATATTCTTTTTACTTGTATCAAAATCGCGATCTATATGGTGGTTCTAGCCAAAAACGATACAATAGAGATATTGAACTCTTAACCAAAGCAAAACCTACGAAACGAAATCTACACAGTTTATCTATGACATATTTTGCTTTAAATGATTACGAAAATAGTTACAAATATGCGTTATTATCATTTACTACTCATGAAAGCGAAAAACCAAATACAACAGATGCACATTGTCACAATAGAGCGGGTATATGCGCTTACAACTGTAAATTACCTGAAGAAACAATTATTGGTCACTTTTTAATGTCAATCAAAATCGGCAAAGAATCGGATACAATGGTCGAACCTTACCTCTACATCTTAAAATATTATGTGGAATCAGGAAAACCCGAAAAGGCGTTACCATACCTGGAAGAGCTGATGGATTTGGAAATAAAAGCATTTACCAAAATTACAATAAACCATGAATATTTTGATTATCATCGTTGGTATTTAATAAGTATTGTTTGTCTAATGACAAAACAAAAACTCCATCTAGGTTATAAGGCAATCAAAAAAATTATACATTATAATAAGCCTGATGATATTAATAATTATAAAATATATCAACAAATTTATCAAGGTAATATGGATTATAATGCAACTATACAAAATAATCCTTGATATTATTATATTGGTTCAATATAATAATGAATTTTATTCAAATGCTCGTTCTACTGGTGCCATTTTTTCAGCTCATTTGTGGAATAACTATTGGTCTTGATATTGTGAAACGAAATCTGCAGATTGCTGCGGCGTCGTATTGTACCCCCGGACAGCTCATCGAATGGAATTGCCAACACTGTGCTCCAGGGATTGATGTTCGTGCAGTCATTCCAGACGAATCCACGATTATAGTTGCTCGCGATCCTGTTCAAAATGCAACGGTATTCGCGTTTCGCGGCAGTGTGAATGTGGAAAACTGGATATCCAACTTGGAGTTTGATGTCATCGCACCTTATGATGACCCTGATGTAAAGGTGCATAAGGGTTTGTATAAAGAATATTTGCGGTACAAAAAAGAAATAACACCATACTTGGTTCATGGTGACCAGATTGTCATCACTGGGCACTCGAGTGGTGGTGCAATGAGTATGTTTTTCGCCTATGACATATATCGTGATTATGATGTTTCAGTCTATACCTTCGGAAAACCGCGTATTGGAAATGCCAAGTTTGCGGAGTCTGCCAGTGAAATCCGCCATTTCCGTGTCACGCATGCGGATGACATTGTCCCGCATATCCCCGAGGAATTGCTTGGTTACAGACACACTAGCACAGAAGTGTGGAACTATGATGATACACCAAGTAACTACAAAGTATGTGATTCTGGTAAAGAGGATGATGCGTGCAGCAACAGTTGTGCTCCGATACACTGCACTTCCATAAACGATCATTTATTCTACTTGGGAATGGCGATCGGCAGCGCATCCTGCTGATCCATCTTTCGTAAGCGTCGCTGTGGAAAAGGTGGAGCCAAAGTTGGTTCATTGATTTGGCTCAACCTTTTCTCACGAGTTATGAAAGGTTGATTGGAAAATATATCCACGTTGTAAGAACATAGAAACAAATTGTATTGTTCAACAAATGTCGAAAGACTACGAATATGATGAAGTAGTTGTAAATTTGAAAGTAATCGGATCAATTGTAGTAAATACAAAGTTATATACAAAAGGCACATATTTGAATATAGAACAGCCTATGATGATACCTGAAAGTTTTCGGCGATGGTACAGACAAGACAGCAGGGATGATGCGATTAAACGGATTGATCGAACTATATCAAAGGCTGCCTCTTATGTTGAAGCCGACAAGGACAAGCAGATGATGCAGTATTTGAAAGAGGCTAGGATTGGTATAACAAACATGAAGGAAACATACTCAACATGTGTGCAAACAGTTGCAAGATTGGATACCATACTTGATAAGATCAAAGCTATTTTAAGTACTGTTGAGTCAGATGAAGAATAAGTACTTGAAAAAATAAAAATTGAGTTTGTTTTTAGTTTTGGATGCAAACTAAAAACAACTACTAACAACCAGAACCAAGAACCCACCAAAAATGCAGCCGTACTACACCATGTTTGACACGCACCCCCAGATGATGATGACGGAGATTATCCGAATCGAGACGGGCACATTCTATTATGTGGTTCGTTACAACAACTTATCCAAACAATACGATATTCTAGACACCAACAACCCTCTCTATATGGATGATCAATAACCAACTTTTTAGAAAAGTTGGGCAACAAAACTACTATATTTCGAAGGCCTACTCCACAGTTTAAAAACCTATTGGACAGGTTTATTCTTTTTTTTTGATGGAATCATATATAAGTCGTAACCCTTGTTCAATTTCAACCCTTGGATTAAATCCCAGCTCTTTAGTTGCTTTATCTATATTTGCATATGTTATTGGAACTTCGCCTGTTGGTATGCCCACATAGTTTATAATAGCTTTTTTACCGGTAATGACTTCTATATGTGAAATCAATTGATTCAATGACACTGGTTTGTTATTACCCAAATTGTATATCTTATGCATACCTTTATCCATATCTACGAACAAACAGTTGTAAATCCCGTCAATTATATCATCTATGTATGTGAAATCTCGCATCATTGTGCCGTCGCCAAATACAGTGATGGGGATTTCATTTTCAATATTTTGTATGAATTTATATACCGCCATATCGGGACGACCATACACTGTAAAAAACCGCAGTCCAATTGCATTTATTTGCTTCACACGACAATACATGCCAGTTAAGTCCTCGCACATTTTTTTCGTCTGTGCATACGGGCTTATGATATTCAACAGCTCGTGAGTTTCATCAAATGGAACAGTGGTATTCAGACCATATACGCTGCTGCTGGATGCGTATATAAACCTCGTCATAGGATTCATACTACGAAGTATTTTTGCTGTAGTCTCCACATTGTTTCGTACATACTTTTCAGGTTCTATAAATGACAAACGCACATTTGCATATCCAGCCAAATGGATGATCGCATCTATATCATCATCGCCAAAATTTGTGTAATCTTGAATATCTCCTTCAAATTGTGAAAATTCTGCAAACGATGATAATTGTTTCGTGTAATTCAATTTGAAACTTTTGTCGTATATTTCCGAATTGAAATTGTCGATTCCAATAACTGTATGACCAGCAGTCAGTAATCGTGTGGTCAAACGGCTACCGATAAAACCTGCATTTCCTGTAACTATAATTTTCATTTCTTTTATAGAATATTATCACTTTAAGCGATAATATTATTGACAAATACTAATGAAACTGAACAACAATTTCCACCTCCTCCTTCTTGATGCTCTTTGTAGCGGAAATTGACAACTCCTCGCGCTTCTTTCGCGTCTTTGAGTTGTCAGAAATCGACTCCTTGCGCTTCGAAGTGCTGTTACGGTTGTTCATGTCCTTTTCGATCGTCTCATAATTATCTTCAATGTAATTAACGACACGATTTTCCAAAGCCCACTTGAAAAAATTCAGTTGGCCGATTGTTGTTTCAATGCATGTTCCATTTTTGTAAGGCATGCTGATTCTATCCCACCTACAGAACGGGTCAAACCGGCGTTTACTGTAAGCCTTTAACTTCAGCTTGTAGTCGAAATACACCTTGAACCTCCGAGTATTGTCGCCGTCCTCGATGGTGTAAAGGGTGTAATATTTCTTTGCATAATTCGTAGCAAACCAATCAACAATCCTGAGCGATATTTTAGACTCACCAGTAACAATTTGCAACATTTTTGTCAAATACTTTTCGTCTTTGTAAAATTCCTTTAGGTTATTCAATAAAAGATCATTTTGTGTCGTGTATGAAGAAGTGCTCATTGAACTAATTTTAACAAAATTGTTTAAGTTGTTTCAATTCCAATTAATTATGTTGAATAATTATCTTTATTAAGTATATAATGAATAACCTTATGGACAAGCTTTTTGGCCCTCTCGGAAAGGAGTGGTGCTTGTATTTCTATATACTTTCTATCGTTGCGTATGTGGCGTTCATTTTAGCAGTGTTTGGACTCGGGGGATACCTCGTTGCTAGATACAATAAGTTGAACAGCATGCATGTTGTGAATTTAGTCGTCGTCATTGTGAACACATTCTTTGTTTACATTGGCCAGCGTCTGTTGCACACCATGTGTGTTAGGAGCCTCCTCTAAACCACCTTTAGAAAAGGTGGTGCCAAAATCCACATCATGATTTTTTCATAACTTTCTCGTAAAGTTATGAAATTGTATTCACATTCTATTCGTTTGACTCTTGCCAATTCCCTCCTTCGGCTTGTGAATGGCCGCCTTCGGCTTGCAAACGCCCGCCTTCGGCTTGCAAACGCCCGCCTTCGGCTTGATTCGCCTTGACACTTTTCTCGATTGTCGTATTCATTGGATATTCTGTTATTGCCTTGACATAATTGTTGTCCCCAAGAAACGGATTAAACCCACATTGCTGCACTGGGGCTCGTTCGGCAATTTTAGCATCCAAATCTTCTCTCTTGTTGCTAGACTTTATGTTCAAAATATCCCAGGTGTTTTCGTCGTGATGCAGCGCCGATGTGTAGGCAGAGGTTTCGATCTGTTTTGGAGGAACTTCGTCTTCTACGACTTGTTTATAAATACGCCGCGATCGTTCGTAAGGTTCGCCTTTTGTCCATTTCCATTCCATCCACTTTTTTAGAAAAAGTAGAGCAAAAAAATCGTGGGGAAACACGCACCTATCCACTTTTTTAGAAAAAGTGGAGCAAAAAATCATGCGGAAACACGCATCAACTTTTTTCAAGATGTAAAGTATATGGCAACAAAAACTAGAAAAAAAAGAATGGGAAGAGGCATGCTTTGGGCGCATAAAAGACCATGGAGAGTTACATATCGTAGTAACAATGGAGAGAAAACCACAAAGATATTGAAAAATGGAACGAAGAAGAACAAATTGTTGAAGCAAATACATAAGGAGAAATTATATGTATATGGCATAAATAATTTGACCGATCATCAAATAGCATATTACACGCGACATGGTTTGTTATAAATTCATTTCGTGTTTGATTCTACAGCGAAGCTTATGAAGGGTAAAGAAAAACGCGCACTTATCCATCATTTTTGAGTTTGGCTCCACCTTTCATTGCTTCGCGAAAAAGGTGGAAAAGATGGATTAAAATATGATGTAAATATAATGGCAAGGAAAAGTCGTATAAGAAAAAGGTCAATCGGAAGACAATCATGTGGTGGCAAGACACTCAAGGTAAGAAAGGCGCCTGAAGAGAGTGCTACATCTTTACCCGAAGGTTCCATCAAGGGAAATTGGGTGATTAAGAAAGCGTCAAACGGTGTTCCCCGCTGGATGCTCAATACATCCGTTGAACTCAATGGGTTTCGCATGCTGACGGTTGATCATGTCGCAAAGAATATCGGAAAAGAAATTACATTGTATGTTCGTGAATATGGTGAAATGTGGCCGAAGACAAATGCTTGGACTAACCCTACAGATTCAACATATATTACCGCAAAATTTGTGCCAACCGGAGATGCAGTTAGTGGAAAAACGAAGCTGTCTGGATGGCTCAAATCACGGAAACCCGAAATCAAAAAGGGTGTCGTTTTTTCGGTTGATGGGCCAGTTTCAATCTGCTACAAAGGTAAATGCGATGACCCGGCGACAATAGATGGTGTCCAGGTTGATTCGAATGGCAAGAAACTAATGTCGTTGAACTTTATGAATCAAGAAGTATTTGTTAAGCAGATCCACCTTTAAGGTTTCAGCGAAGCAAGAACCAAAAATTGTTATGCATTATTTTGAACTCCACATGTCTGTTTATTTCCGTTTTCGTCTTGTTTTTTTTTTACCACCACGACTTTTAGTGCGACTGCGTTTTTTTTCAGAACGGATTTTGGCTAATTCATCGTGCTCTAATCCAAGTACAAAATTAGCTCCTATATCATTCTTATCTGGTTTTATATTTTGTTTTTCCAATATTTCTCTTGTAAGACCTTGTAAGGTTCCCATCGTCGCTGTATTATAGACAGGTTTTACCTTTTGAAGGTTTGCATTTATTTGTCCAATAATTGATTTACATTCCTCCAATTCTTTTACGCAGTCGTTTAATATTTCGGTTGTCGTTACAATTTCAGTTTCTTTATTCGTTATATCACTCCATACTTTTTCAAGATTTTTTCTTATTATAGATGGTTTTATATTTTTTACATCATTTGGCATCGGTTTACTTTTTTCTAAAGCTACTGTAATTATTTTTTTGTATTCCAAAATATCTTTTTTTATTGTTTCCAAAGCCACCATATACATATAGATGAGATTATAATAGGTTTTTTCAAAAAAGTGGAGCAAAAACGCTCACTTATCCACCATTGTTGGGGTTGTCTCTTGCTTTTTGGCTCCACCTTTTCTAAAGGTGGATTTAGAGAGCAAAAACTTTTCATCATCAGTCCTGCGGCGTTTCAAATTGCATTCCAAACAAGCCAAATGATAATTGTCCATATTATGGCCTTTATCATTATCGATCCGATCGACTGACCATTGCCGACTTTCTCTCGTCATGTCATATAAGACAAGCATTTCTTTAGAACAGTAGTGGCATCTCAGTTCGCATTCTCTCAACTTCTCGATTACATCCACCAAATCAATGAAGACATGTTCCTCATACACCCCCTTCTTCTTGTCCTGCTGTTTGTATCCGGAAATCTTCTTATTGATCTCAGAAAAGATCGCTTTGCTTGCATCATCAGTGTTGGTTTCATCAAGTCCATTCACCAGACTCAATTGGTCCTCATAGGAGAATGTCCATGACTGACTGACTTCTCGTTTTTTGATTACGGTCGGTTCTTTCATGACCTTTTTCATCATATATCGATTGTTTGTACCAGTAATTCCGATTTGTTTAATGTCCATTATAATAACAAAATAAGTATTTCTGAGTGTTTTTACATATTTGGCAATTGCTCATCAAAATTAACGACTCATTGCTGTTGTCAAAATCTGTTCCTTGATTTCTGGGCTCAAGTCCTTAAATACAAATGAAAAGGGTGCTGCAAGCAATCCACCTTTCATCTGGTACCTCCGTCTTCGTGTTTGCTTCACACTTCGTCGACGCTTGATGCTAGTTCGGTTCTTCGCGGTTCTTGGCATTTACATAGTACAACAATTTAATTGTAAAACAATATAAATATATATAAACAAAACTGAGTTAAACTTAACTCAACATACTAATGTACATGGATAACGCCGATATGAATCCGGAATCACAAATACAAGAGACGGATGTTTCCGTCGATCAATGTGTCGAACTAAAGAATATCAAATATAAAACCATGTTGTTGAATGGCAATCCTATGAAAGAGACAAAGTCCTCTGAGAACCTATCAAATTTGGACAAGTTTCTAGAACAGGAAAAGTCGGTGAATGAAAACGAGCCATGGTGCAAGTTGAACAAAACCATCAAGACGAAGAAGTTGATTGATTTTGTAGATACATACAAAGAAACTGCCGATCTGGATGAAGAAGAGCAGGCACTATTAATTACCTTCTTCAAAGACAGTCTCGAGAGAAAGAAGCTCCAGCGCGTCAAGGATGTCGTATATGACAAGGTGAATGGGCAAATTAAAGAGATCCCAGCGCTCACATACATCAAGGCGACCAAGCATTTCACATTGAAGAATATGGACAAACGAGTTTCCACCCTGAAATCCCTTGCCCCCAAGAAACCGCAGCATGGTTCGTCTCTTCGAAAAAAAGACGCTGTCAATGATAAATGAAAATTAAAGGTTTGTGAATTAAAGCTTTGCGAATAACAATATAAAAATATAACAACAAATTATAAGAAATGACAGATGAACTACAAGATATTTTAGAGGAGCTCGTATTTGAAGACGAGCCTACCATATTCGATGAGAGCTCCACATTAGATCTAATAGAATCTGCATTACATCTAATGATTGATTATATGAATCAGCATCCAACGGCGATCACCGAACCGGATTTTCACGATGAAATGCTGGAAGAAGTCCAAGAAATGTTCTATATCCAGTTTGAAGACATAATGACGGATTGGGTTGAACAAGATCTCGATGATATCCTGGATGATGCATTTGATATTTTCACAACATTGTTCGATACCAAACGATCGGGTGATACAGATATAATGCAAGAAAACACTGATATCGATAAAATTTCCAAACAAATTGCATATTTGAGGTCAAAACCCCAGCCTGCCCAACGAACATTGGCTTGGCTCTTGTTCCGGTATAATATAATAAGTGCAAGCAATGCTTACAAAGCATACGAATCTCAATCAACTATCAATCAATTGATATACGAGAAGTGTCGGCCAATGAAGCAAGAAAGTGATATGAACATGCCAGTCAATGTAAATAGTACGTTACACTGGGGACAGAAATATGAACCGTTGTCAGTTATGTTTTATGAGCATACTTATAAGACGAAAATTGCCGACTTTGGGTGCATTAAGCACGACAAATACGACTTCATAGGAGCTTCTCCAGACGGGATTAATGACGACCCATCATCTGAGAGGCATGGTCGGATGTTGGAAATTAAAAATATAGTGAATCGAGAAATTACCGGAATTCCAAAAAAAGATTATTGGATTCAAATGCAATTGCAGATGGAGGTGTGTGATTTGGACGAATGTGATTTCCTTGAGACTAAGTTTGTTGAATACGAAGATTATCAGGCTTACTTGAACGATGACACTAATAAGATGAAGGGATTTATCATGTATTTTACTACGAGTGATGCAAAGCCGTTCTATGTATATAAACCATTGGATCTAGTTGATTCGGATGAATGGGAACAAACAACTATGGACAAACATGAGGAACAAGGTCTGATCTGGATTAAAAATTGCTATTGGAAGCTGGACATTGTGAGCTGCGTTCTTGTGACACGAAACAAGCAGTGGTTTGCAGACAATGTTGGACAGTTGGAAAAGGTTTGGAGAATAATTGAGCAAGAGCGGATTACTGGTTACGAGCATCGTGCTCCGAAAAAGCGCGCACCCAAAGCGGAACCGGTTGTCCAACAGGGATGTTTGCTTAAGATGAAATCAACTTTTTAGAAAATCCACTTTTGAGAAAAGTGGAGCAAAAAGTTGATCAAATATGATTGTAGGAGAGGCGCGGAGAACCTAGGTTCTCCGCTCAGTACAAGATGTTTGACATATTCGTCGTAAATGTATTCAGGTTTAGGTTTTCTGGTGTGTTGTAATAACCGACCCTCGCACCACCAGAAATTTCAGCCGGCGGAAGCGGTGTGATGACATTCGTCGGGTTCTCGCGATTCTTGTAAAGAGCATCACAGAATTCAGCGGGCATGCAATTGCCGGTGTCTGGGTTTCTCGGATACCTTATGTTGTTGGTGATTTGGGTATAAGATCCAACTTTGAAAATGGGGTATTGCCACCAAATATCGGCAGATTGTTTGTCAGAAACGCTATTAATGCCTGTGATTGGAAATGTATCTTGGACCAATACATTCGTTTCGGCTGCAGGGAGTTCGCCATAAGTATTTCCTAAAGAAAATTGTTCTCTCAACATAAGAGATTTTGATAGGTTAAAAAATAATGGGATTCCAATAGAGAGAACTAATATTACAATCAATAGTATCATACCTTTCATTTGTATATATATACCAATGAAAAAATTTACATAATAAGAAAATCTATACCTTCGCCAAACAAACCCATCGATTTACTGATACGCCTCCAAGTATAATTGTACTATAAATAAATGAAATTGTGCTATTAACTTCAACAGTCAAAGAAGTGGCGGTTGCAACTGAGAAACGATTCACCTCTGTGCCAGTTCCTTCATTTTTGAATGAGACATTTGCAGTTGTATTGTTGATGAAGATCACATACCTACCAACGACACCACCTGCACAAGACTGAAATGTATAACCACCGGTTCCAGTTAAAACAAATATAGTTCCTGCAGGAAGATTATAATTCGTTATATCAACACCGGTTCCAACAATATTTGAACCTTGTGAAAATGTTACTGTGGAAGTAAATGCACCAGTTGCTCCAATCGGACCAGTCGGACCAGATGGACCGGTTATACCAGTAAAACCAATTGGTCCAGTCGGTCCAGTATAAGAACCTGCGGTTTGGAGTGATGCCGAAAACCAAGTGCCCGATCCAGATGCGGTCCCCTTTTGTAGAACTTGACTTGTTGTATTTGATGTAAATGCTGTGCAATCAACATAATCGGTTGTTCCGTTCATATAAACAAGCTTTGAATCACCTTGAGAATTCCCCATAGTTGTAATGACAGGTGATTGAACGAGAATAAACGAATTGCCATTAATTCGCGCTTGAAGATTTGTCTGACCACTTGAGAGAGAACCGATGCTCCACCAAGCATTCAATGTAATATTATAATATCCAGGAATATTTGGTGTGAAACGATAATTCGGGGAACCCGACCACCAATTCTGAGGGTCATATTGATCAACCAATTGAATTAGTTGGTCTGAACCACTTGTTACTGTTTGATCTGAATTCAGTATTGCTTGTGTAATATAATTACTTGGTATATAACCTGTTCCCTGCAGGCCTTGAATACCAGTTGGTCCTTGTGATCCAGATGGTCCTGCCATTCCTTGCAAACCAGTTGGGCCTTGTAGTCCGGATGGACCAGTAAGCCCTTGTGTTCCAGAAGGTCCTTGTAATCCGGAAGGGCCTTGCAACCCAGATGGTCCTGTCTCACCTTGCAACCCAGATGGTCCTGTTACTCCTTGTGATCCAACAGGACCTTGCAATCCAGATGGTCCTGTTAATCCTTGCAATCCAGAAGGACCTGTCATACCTTGTTGTCCAGTTGGACCATCAGAACCGGATGACCCGGTCATTCCTTGTAACCCAGACGATCCGGTCATACCTTGGGATCCAACAGGTCCTGTTACTCCTTGTGATCCAACAGGACCTTGCAATCCAGTATATCCAGTTGGTCCCAGTTGAGAATACATTACTTGTGCAACAGTAACTATGATGGAAGGGACAGTCGGGAATATACCAGACGAAGGAATTGTTTCTATTATAATACTTTTATTATCAGCGGACCATATTAATTGAACATAATCGCCTGGAATATAAGATGCCATAAAATCCCACGCTGGAACTGCAAATGGATTATTTGAATTTATTGTAACTTTAGTATTTGAATCTGGAATATCTAGTCCATTTTTACGAAACCAGATGTTGATTGTTTCGCCGGAACCTCCTCCTCCTAATTTATGAAATTGACATGAAAATTGGATATCATAAACACCAGAATTTTCAAAAGTAATTTGAGTTAAATTACCAGAAGCATCTGCTGTTGTATTAATACCGTTTGATTCATCAGTAATTTCAATGATCATCGGATAACCAGTGTCGATTACATTGGCAGATTGGTCTATCATACTGTGAAAGACACCATAACTACCTAGTGTTCCTCCTAGACCAATTGGTCCTTGCAAACCTGTTGGCCCTGTCTCGCCTGCAATACCAGTTTGTCCTGTTTCACCGTGGTCACCGGTTGAACCCGTTTCACCAGGGATACCAGTAGGTCCTGTTTCACCTACAATACCAGTAGGTCCCGTTTCACCATTCTGTCCCATCTCACCAGTATAACCAGGGACACCGGTTGGACCCGTTTCACCTACAATACCAGTAGGTCCCGTTTCACCATTCTCTCCCATCTCACCAGTATAACCAGGGACACCGGTTGGTCCCGTTTCACCTGCAATACCAGTAGGGCCAGTTTCACCATTCTCTCCCATCTCACCAGTATAACCAGGGACACCGGTTGGTCCCGTTTCACCTGCAATACCAGTAGGGCCAGTTTCACCATTCTCTCCCATCTCACCAGTATAACCAGGGACACCAGTAGGTCCCGTTTCACCTACAATACCAGTAGGTCCCATTTCACCATTCTCTCCCATCTCACCAGTATAACCAGGGACACCGGTTGGTCCCGTTTCACCTACAATACCAGTAGGCCCCGTTTCACCATTCTGTCCCATCTCACCAGTATAACCAGGGACACCGGTTGGACCCGTTTCACCTACAATACCAGTAGGTCCCGTTTCACCATTCTCTCCCATCTCACCAGTATAACCAGGGACACCGGTTGGTCCCGTTTCACCTGCAATACCAGTAGGGCCAGTTTCACCATTCTGTCCCATCTCACCAGTATAACCAGGGACACCGGTTGGTCCTGTTTCACCATTCTGTCCCATCTCACCAGTATAACCAGGGATACCTGTAGGTCCAGTTTCACCATTCTGTCCCATCTCACCAGTATAACCACGGATGCCGGTTGGTCCTGTTTCACCATTCTCTCCCATCTCACCGGTATAACCAGGGATACCGGTTGGTCCGTAAGATCCGGTGAGTCCCGTATAACCAGGGACCCCTGTTGGTCCATAGGGTCCCGTTTGACCTAGGATACCAGTTGGTCCAGTATAACCAGTCTTACCATACGCACCGGTTGGTCCAGTATAACCTGTACCACCAGACGGTTCTTTATTACATGATATATAACTATTTGGGAATAATATGCTTTTGTTGTTCATATATACAGGATTGAATATTAAATACGAGATAAATACTAAATTTTGTGCTTGATCAACAAACATTATTCAAATCAAAATGATAACTTTAAAAAATATATACTCTATATATAAATGTCGTTGTCTATGCGAGCTTTAGTGAATCGAAAAGTCACAAATAAAAATGTGAAATCGAATGATATATTAGCTAAATTTTTGTATCCACCGATTTTCAATGGTGATTTAATCGTTTATTCTGATTTGTTTGTGAAGGGAACTACCCATTTGACAAATTTGGATGTTTCTGGCAACCTCTATGTTGCGCAAAATGTTGATATTTCTGGCAACACTGTTCTAGATGGTACTCTGGATGTTTCTGGTAATATTACTTGTGACCAATCAATTGTTGCTCAAAAGTTTGTAACCGGTCAGATCGCGAACATGAGAATACTCAACAAAACTGATATAGGTCAGGCTGCAACAACTACACTCATTGCTGCAGCTACAACAACAATATTCACATATTCATACACCCCTGAGTGTGCCAACTCATACATTGTTGTTGATTATCAAACAAAATATTTTTTCGGTGGTGGTAATGCTGATAGTTTATATGCTTATGCATATGTAAATGATGGTTCCGACAATCGTGTCGGTGAGACATATCAACAGTGGATTGATGCGCAAGGTGGTGGAACCAGAAGTGGAACTATATTTCCGATTGTAGGAAGATATTCAAATGCAAATAAAACGGCAAAAACAATTCGTGTAGATGTTTTCAATAATACAAACGATACAGTAACTGTGACTGGAGACGACATTATGACATTCTTGAAAATTACTGAAATTGGTAAATCTTCGACACCGAGCTAGAAGCGGAGCGACAAGAAGCGGTGCTGGTTAAGCGATAAGAAGCTTGCAAAAATTATATTTGTTGTTTTTATAACAACAAATATTCAAATACTTCTTTTATATTTAGTTAGAACCAATTAAAAACATTCGTTTATAAATATACAGAATGAACGAAAGAATGGAAGAGATGCGTGTGCTCAAGCGCGATGGTGTTCTCGAAGAAGTATCGTTCGATAAAATTCTAAGACGAATCAAGACCTTAGGCCATGAAGCCGGTATCCAAATCAATTATTCATCGCTCGTTATGAAAGTGATTGACCAACTGCACGATAAGATCGAGACGAAGAAGATCGACGAGCTCGCCGCCGAGCAGTGTGCTGCTCTATCCACCCAACATTGCGATTATGCGACCCTTTCTGCTCGTATTGTCATCTCCAATCATCAGAAAAATACTTGCGAGTCCTTCTCGCAAGCGATGAGCCAATTGTATCATTTCACAAATGTCCATGGCGAACACAAACCCCTGGTGTCCGATCAGTTGTGGGCAGTTGTTTCTGCCAACACTGAGGCGCTCGATGCGATGATTGACCATAATCGCGACTACTTGATTGATTTCTTCGGCTTCAAGACTTTGGAGCGTGCCTACCTGTTCAAGATTGGAAATACGATTGTCGAGAGAATCCAGCATATGTGGATGCGCGTGAGCATTGGAATTCATGGCGCCGATTTGGCTGCAGTCAAGGAGACTTATGACCTAATGTCCCAGAAATATTTTATTCACGCTACTCCCACGCTATTCAATGCTGGGACGCCGAGACCGCAGCTCAGCTCCTGCTACTTGATTGCGATGGAGGACGACAGCATCGACGGAATTTATAATACGCTCAAGGACTGTGCTCTTATTTCCAAGTATTCCGGTGGAATCGGGTTGCACATCCACAATATCCGTGCAAAGGATTCGCATATTCAGGGTACGAATGGAAAGACGGATGGACTCGTACCAATGCTCAAAGTGTTCAACGCCACCGCAAGGTATGTGAATCAGTCTGGCAAGCGCAATGGGTCATTTGCCATCTATTTGGAGCCGTGGCACCCCGACATTGAGGACTTCCTCGAGATGCGAAAGAACCATGGCGACGAAGAGATGAAGGCGCGCGATCTCTTTTACGCGCTCTGGATCTCCGATGTTTTCATGGAGCGTGTCAGGGACAATGCCAAGTGGTCGATGTTCTGCCCCCACGAGTGTCCGGGTCTGGCGGATGTGTATGGCGACAAGTTCCGCGAACTTTATGTGAAATACGAGTCGGAGGGACGCGCCAGGAAGGTTGTCAATGCGCGTGATCTTTGGTTTCGCATTTTGGACGCCCAAATGGAAACCGGCACACCGTACCTGTTGTACAAGGATGCTGCCAATATGAAATCTAACCAGCAAAACCTCGGGACCATTAAGAGTTCTAATTTGTGTGTCGAAATTATGGAATACTCGGATGATAAAGAGACGGCTGTTTGCAATTTGGCGTCCATTGGTCTTCCGACCTTTGTTGAGAATGGAGTTTTCAACTACGAAAAGCTGCACGAAGTCGTTAAGGTTATTGTCAAGAATCTTAATAATGTCATCGATGTCAATTTCTATCCAACTGACAAGACTAAGCTCAGCAATATGCGTCACAGGCCTGTCGGGATTGGCGTCCAGGGGCTCGCTGATGCCTTTGTCTTAATGGATCTCGCATTTCACAGCGATGGTGCGAAGGATGTGAATCAGAAGATCTTTGAGACCATTTATCACGCAGCTCTAGAGAGAAGCTGGGAATTAGCAGTCCGCGACGGGGCTTACGAGTCTTTTGCAGGGTCGCCAGCGTCCAAGGGATCGCTCCAGTTCGACATGTGGTCAGTTGCGCCCAGTGACAGGTATGATTGGGCAGCGCTGAAAGCGGCAATTGTTCGCGATGGGCTGAGGAATTCACTACTCGTTGCTCCAATGCCGACGGCGAGCACAAGCCAAATCCTGGGGTTCAACGAGTGCTTTGAGCCATTTACGAGCAATATTTACAGTCGCCGTACTTTGGCTGGGGAGTTCGTTGTCATCAACAAGTATTTGGTCAAGGAGCTGATTGAGCTTGGACAATGGAACGAGCAAGTCAAGAACAATATTGTGGCGAATTTGGGAAGTGTTCAACAGCTATCGTTCTTGTCGGATCACATGAAGCAGAAGTACAAGATCGTTTGGGAGATCCCGATGAAGCATGTCATCGATATGGCGGCGGATAGAGGCGCGTTTATCTGCCAGAGCCAGAGCATGAATCTGTGGGTCGAGGATCCCACATACAATACGCTCACCTCCATGCACTTTTACTCGTGGAAGAAGGGACTCAAGACGGGGATTTATTATCTGCGCAGGAAGGCGAAGCACCAGGCGCAGCAATTCACTATTGAGCCGGAAAAGAAGGAGCATGCGGAGGAGGAGCATGATGAGATCTGTGAGATGTGCTCTGGCTAATCCACCTTTAGAAAAGGTGGAGCCAAAATCGCATTAGAAAAATTATCTATTTTTTGATTAATTGTTCTAAAAGTGGAATAGGAGAGGTGCGGAGAACCTGGGTTCTCTGCGAAAATATAATGTCTGCGTATAATATAATGTTTCTTGTCAAGTTTTTCAAAAAGCACCAAAAGAAGATTTTACTTCTTCTTATCATTCTTGCCGTGTTATTCCTTCTGAATCGTCAATTCAAGATACTCGAGGGTCTTGAAAGTAAAGAGAAACAGGACGGGCGTGTCATGAATGATCCATCCGCGATCAAGTCTTTAGATGATCTTAAAAAGATGATGGCTGCTCAAATTGAGATGGCTAAATAAAAAATATTGGATTTAATAATATTTCATTCGGATTTACTGAACGAAATGTTTATTTTAATATCATCGTTTTGGCTCCACCTTTTCTAAAGGTGGATTAGTGAAGCAAATTAACTATCAGCGACTTGACTTCGCTATTGACATCCTTGTTGAACCGGAACTTCATAACACACCTCACCGTGATCAGCACATCATTCAACGAGTTGTGCAGATTCTGTGGAGTCTCGTTAAACAATTTCTCATACAACTCCTTCAATGTTGGATACTTGAAATATTTCTCCCCCTTCCAATTAATTGCCGGAATGCTGCAGTATCCGTAAGTTTCCCTTGCGGTGCAATACATCCTCTTGCTCGCCAACATCTTGCTATCTTCTGCACTGTAAGCAGCCTGGTTTCGCATGATCTCGGCCTTCACCATATTATAGTCGAAATTTATATTGTGACCAACCAACATATCCACTTGAGCACAGTCAGTCAGAAACTCTCTCAGCACAACATTTACATCTTTTCCTTTCGTTTCGGACATTTTATTTGAAATATGGTGGAATGAATAGTTCTCTTCCGAGATGATGACCCCTGGCGGAAGTTTGATAATCGAGTCGAATGTCTTCGCCAGCTTGTTTGAATCAGTGTCGTAGATCACATAACTGAACTGCACAATGTGAGGCCACTGCTCCAAATTCCCTTTGTTTACAAACCTTTCTCCCTTGGGCGGCAGGCCATCTGTTTCCGAGTCATACACTAGTAGTTTCATTTGTTATTGTTGTTTTACTTGTTTATATTGGTTTCAGATATGTAATTTGAAATCAATTTTTTTAGCAGAGAACCCAGGTTTAAGCGCCTATGGCGCGACCGTCGGGCTTAAGCTTCGCGAAAAAGCCCTTCTCCTACAATAGATTTTACTCTACTTTTTCAAAAAGTTGATTTATCAATAATCATCATTTTAGCAATCTTTCGCATAATCTTGCTCTCGCTGTCATAATCGTTACATTTGGATCCACCCCCCATTGCTTCTATAACAATCTTATTATAGATATCAGAGTATTTCGAATCCCCTTTATTACAATCTGGGTATTTCTCTTTGAAAAGCTTAGTGTTCTTACTGTTTCGGAAAGCAACGCTTTTGATCATCTTTCGCAGCTTCTTGTTATCATCATCGTCTTTTTCCCAAACATCACCATCCTTGATATAGATTGTTTCTCTCTTTGGATCAGTGCAATGAACCGGTCTCTTGGTAACATCAAGGGCTTTCAGGTTCTTGATTATGATATTGGAAATTCCTTCCACGTAACCAACTTGACCCACATGCTCCAAGTCAGAAAGTTGAAGGTTGATTGAATTGACGAATTCTGTTATGTTCATGGCATCTTTACAATCCTCATTCAGAAACACCTGCAAGTTGAATGTCTTGTTATGTGAATTTATGGTATTATTGTTACCAGAATTAATATTCTTACACACTTCTAAAATTTGTTTTTGTAGGTCACTGTTCTGCTTGATCAAGAAGGCTATTAAGTCTTGATTGTCGGCCGTCTTTTCTGCGGGGTCTTCTTGGGGCTTATCATTGGGTTTGTCGTCTGCGTGTTTATAATCACATTTTTGGCTGTGTCTCCATAAGCCAGACCTATCATTGTATTTCTTTCCACACTCACAAATAAATGGCGTCGCCGGCGTTGCTAAAATGTTGCCAAATCCACCTTTTTGGTTGATTATGTGCTTGTTGGTCTGTATATGTCTATTCCAATCTGATTTTTTGTTACATGAAATGGTGCATATTTCACACACAAATTTTTTCGGCGAAATCGGCGTAAAAGGCGTAAAATCAGTTGCCATTCTGTTGCTATACCTAAAGATTATATTTTTAAAATATACGCGAATTAAAAAATTTTATGCTCACAAACTGAAAATTATTTTTTTGGTGACCAGACGCTAAGAAAAATTATGGTCACAAAAATATCGATTTCCAAGACTTTAACCGCCCTTTTCAAAAATGGACATTTATAAATGTCCAAAATCAATTTCCGAATTCACTTTTGGGAATCAAAAATTCGTGATTTTATATATATTATCGATTTTGATACTTAAAGACCACCTTTCAAAAAGGTGGTGCCAAATCGCTATCGTGAAATACAAACAATTTCCAACCCATAAGAAAGCATTTTGATCAGATTTTCTCACAAGTTATGAATGTTTGTTTGGCTCCACCTTTCCCAAAGGTGGATTTTGCTCCACTTTTTATAAAAGTGGATTTACAGAAGCGGATTTGCAGATCCCAAAGCTCCTCCGATGCCAGATAGTAATCCCGTGCTCGTGGATCCCATCAATGTGCCGCTTCGCACCATACCCCTTGTTCGAATCGATTCCGTATCGCTCCACCAGCTCCGGATGCGCAGCACATAAGTCGGCAATGTATTGGTCTCGCTCCACTTTGGCAAGGATGGATGCTGCTGCAATTGCAGTGAATTTGTTGTCTCCACCTTCGACACAAGTGTATGGTACCGCCTCCAATTTGTTCCCATTCTTCGCAATGATTGGATTGAAGTAGTTGCCGTCAATCAGTAAATGAATCTTATTGTCTGGTTGCATTTTGCATGCATATTTCTTGCGAGTTTCATTAATCGCGTTGTGCATTGCCTGCTGCGTAGCCTGTAGTATGTTAATCTTATCAATGACAGTCTCGTCTTCGTAACTGACATGCCACGCCAGTGCGTGCTCCTTGATGTAGGCAGCCGCTTCCTCAATCGTATTCTTTTTCGTAGAAGTGAATTTCTTGCTGTCTTTCATCTTGAAATGATCAAAACTGTCATCTTTAGGTAAAATCACTGCTGCCGAATATACGCGACCGAACAAGGGACCGCGCCCAACTTCATCTGCGCCAATTTCAATAATACATGGGTCTTCATACATGAACTTCTGCAAAGGTGGTGCCTTTGTTCGTTTCACTTTTGGTTTAGTTTCAATAACCTCCTCTGGTTTAGTTTCATAGTCCATCGGTTTTATGCTTTCAGGTTCCATTTTATTAAGTGATAACAATTTATAATTTCATCTCAATTATTTTCACAATATAATTTATACAATGAAACTAAATAGTATTGTTATTTTAATCATTTTATTATTAGGTTTGATGCTGTTATCACATTTGGCTCCAAGGCTGCAAGAGGGTCTCACTAACAGCGGTCCAACTGCCGACTTGCAACATGATGTAAATGAAGAAGAACCCTCAGATACCAATGATGAAAAGACGCTTGGCAGCGATATAATACAAACAGGAACAACCCTGTATGGTCCCAATGGAGAGATATGTCAAGTGTTGGTGAATGAGAGAAATAAACAGTATTTAGAAGTTCGCGATTCAATCACCAAGGCGCCAGTCTATTACACATATGATTCAAATGATGTCTTCAAAGGGCCTAGTGGATCGAGTGCAGAGGTGTTTATTGGCAGAGACAACCAACCGCGTATTTCCATAACGGATCGTGAGGGAAATACCAAAGTGTTTGCCGCTGATGGAACACAGTCGGATGAAAATACAATGAATAGCCGTTCCAATAACAACCGTTCCAATAACAACCGTTCCAACTATAATCGTTCATCCAACTATAATCGTTCATCTGATTACCATGGTTCGCGTATGGGGACAAACAACTATGAAACGATTTATTCGCCTTACTCCAGCTCGCTGCCGACAGGAATCCCTGCCAGTCAGATTGTCCCTGGAACAGAGGATCTCTATATTTTGAAGTCGCAGGTTGTTCCTCCGGTTTGCCCGGCGTGTGCTGCCACGACAGGTTCATATAAAAAGGGAGGTAAAGAAGATGACGCAAAATGCCCACCTTGCCCGGCTTGCGCGCGGTGCCCCGAGCCTGCATTCGAATGCAAGAAGGTCCCCAATTACAAATCGATGGATGGAGAAAATTTACCCTTCCCCGTGTTTAATGAATTCACCTCGTTCGGAATGTAACACGGAGAACCTAGGTTCTCCGTACCTCTCCTACTATACTAAAAAATGTAATAAACATACATAATATGTTATCATATCAGATAATATATTATAATATACAACACGACAATTATTGAACCTTTTACTCGAAGTTATGAATATGGGAGGAGAGGTGTGGAGAACCTATGTTCTCCACTTGACACACTTATCGTCAATTTTCAAAGTCGCAACCTTCTCATCTTGAGGTACAATGTTCAACACGCACTTGGATTTCTTACCATATAGAGGTTCTGTGCAACCCTTCTCTTTATTCTTTCGTGTCTTTAAGCGTTTGAATTTAAACAGTGTCGGTTTTTCGTCAGTGCATCTGGCACGGAAATGCTCATATCGCTCCCGCACATCACAATACGAGAGACCAGAAGACTTTTTCAACATTCGATTCACCAATTCATGCAGCTCGTAGATGTAACGAGAGAACGATTCGCGATCCTTCATTTTTGTCATTGTCAGCGGCATTTGTTTCAAATTAGTCTTGAGGTTCATCCTGCAATATTTGCAAGGCAACACATTCCGCAAATTGAGAACAAAATTCCTGTAGTTGTGCTTATCTTCGCTTGTTGGATTCACAGGATAGTTGAAGCTCATGGTGTGTAAATAGTGCCACATCGGCGGACCCCAAACTGTCGTTAGCATTCCATCACCGGCATTGTAATCTTTTCTAGTAAATACTCTTGTTGTTTGCTTGCGATTCTTTCGTGTCTTCATATACAATATAGAGAATAAAAAATATTAGGAGTTTGTATGGAGAATTTCAATCAAACCCTCTTTTCGGATACTACTCAAAAATTATATGCTAGTTTTTTCATTTCGATATTTTTAGTAATGTTTGTAATATTGATCCCGAACAACGCAGTGTCGAAATACATTATAGTATTGTGTTTAACCCTTCTTATATTTGTTATGTATCTGAATATTCAGCAAACGCAGGCTTTACAAATGGCCAAGACAACTGTTCAACGCGATGAAACCAAGACTCAACTAGATCTGAACATCGTGTATAGCTACTTCTTCACATTTAGCCTTGGTCTGCTGATATTGTTTGTTATGAAGATCCTTATTCGTGGTTAAGGCTTTAGCACACTTTAGGCTTTAGCACACTTTGACTTCAAGTCCATTATTTTTTGAAAATACATTGTATCCGTCTTATAATCGTGACGATTGATCTCAATTAACTCACCATTCTTCGCGCGAAACAACATTATATGCTTTCTTCAAATAACTCTATGTTATTTTCTTTACATATTTAGCGGTTTTATTTGATTCGTAAAAACAGATTCATTAATTATTCTAGAGTATATATAAATGTCAATCAGTGATACGATTCAAAAGTTGAAAACATCCATTACCACATTGAGTCCCAAGATGATGATGGCTATTGTAGTTGGACTGATTTTCTCAATTGCCGCGTTATTCTATTATCGTTATTATGTTTCGCCCACGATGAGCACCACTTACAAGGCGAACCGGGAGGTTTTAGAAAATGACTCGTCGAATGGTAAGACTGCCGAACTTCTCTTCTTTTACACCGACTGGTGCCCGCACTGCAAGACAGCCAAACCTGTTTGGAATGATATTAAGGAGGAATACCAGAACAAGCGGATCAATGGGTACAAGGTCATCTTCACGGATGTGAATTGCACGAATGACTCGGCTGATATTGAACAGATGATGGATAAGTACAAGGTGGAGGGATACCCGACGATCAAGTTGCTGAAGGATGGTCAGATCATCGAGTACGATGCTAAGCCTAGCAGGGATACTTTAGTTCAGTTCCTCAACACCGTCCTTTAAGGCGCAGCCAACAGAGGCGCAGCATTCAACCTCAGGTAAAACGGTGGCGTCAGATTGCTCCTCGGAAGGTGTCAAATACTTTATGGCTGCATCAATTCCGTTTTGATAAAGAGTCCGGCGCGTATCAATCGAGCTCAAAGCAGTGCGAATAGTTTCAATGCTCAGAAAATTCGCGCAACAAAGCACTTCGTATTTGATGGAAGGTTGAATCCGGTCCAAGCTCATACTCTGTATCACTTTGAACAAAAAACATAAAATAAAATCTAAAATGGTAGATTCCGAATGAATATGATTTGTTATATCATCATATTGATTCTTGAACCCGATAACCTCTTCCTCTTTTACCCCAGAATCCAAGCAGTATTTAAGCGGGTAATTGCAAATGATTCCACCGTCAATGTAACACTTACCTTCCAAACATACTGGCGTCATAAGAATAGGAATACTACTTGTCATATGCAGAGCCGTCATAAGAGGTAGCGCAGGATGAGTCTTATGTGAAACATCCACTACTTTGAACTCATTTATTTCAAATGTGAAGAAATGCATGTCAATTCCTGAATACTGAAAAAAATCTGACAATGTGATTTTCAGTGAAATGTCTTTAGCATCAAACAACGGCTTGAATGCCTTCTCGATTGTAGTCTGATCAAAAATACCCTTTTTCGTGTAAGCATCGAAGATTCCCTGAACTTTCACCGCGAATAAATCGTGCCACGGTCGCCCAATGATGTAATCTCGGATGGTTTGCCAATCATACTTCAAGCACACGAGGACGGCGACCATCGCGCCGGCTGATGTCCCATACACCGTTTCGATTTTATCCATTTCCAAATATGCTGATTCCGCAAGATGTTGCAAGCACCCCAGTGTCTGGATCATAGAAGGTCCGCCACCTGAAAACACCAAATGTTTGATTGTCATTTGCCTATTATTGTATTAATTGCCGATATATTTAATAACTTTTTTCTAACTTGTTTGTAATGGCGAATATATTCACATTAGACAATGTAACCGAATTCACTGAAAAGTTAAACCTAGACGAGCTGTATGAGAAGAAGCGACAACATGATCTGAACCAACTTTCTCTCTTCAACAAGATTTTGAACCGGATTCATGTAAGAATTCGTCTGACATCGCGTCAGAAGCTGAACGAGCAATTCTGTTGGTTTGTTGTGCCCGAAGTCATTATGGGAGTGCCTAAGTACGATCAAGGTGCATGCATTGCCTACTTGATTGATCGCTTACAAGAAAACGGGTTCAATGTGAAATATATTCACCCGAACACCCTCTTCATCTCTTGGAATCATTTCGTTCCTTCCTATGTCAGGACCGAGCTCAAGAAGAAAACCGGGATTGTTGTTAATGAGTATGGTGTGAAAGTTGATGAGGCAGGCGACCAGAATAAGATGATTACCGCAGGTACAGATGCATCTAATCCTAATAATCTGATTTTCAAAGAGCAAAACAATGCGAATCCGGAAAAGCCGAAAAAAAATTACACTCCGATCAATTCTTACAAACCGTCAGGCAACCTCGTGTATGGCGACGACATTTTGAGTTCTCTAGAGGAGAAGTTTTCATAGGGTGGTGGTGGTGAATATGATGCACCCACTACACATAGCCGTGTTTTTTGTTGGGTCAATAAATTCTCGAAACTCCTGCAGTGTTGGTCGCTCTCTCATATCCGATACTAATGCAATCAATATATATTTTTGAATAAGCTCATCATGAATTAGCTGCATAGGTGGTTTATCATAGACATTAACTCGTGTTCCTTCAAACGGTTCATGTCGTGCAACTATGAAATACAATATGAGACCAAGCGAATACACCGCCGATATGGTAGATGGTCTCGTGTCATATCGCTTCAATTTACTTGTGAGAGATTGGATTGAAGGCGTAGTATCGTAAAATGCGGCGTGATTGTATTTGCTCAACATTTCTGGAGCCCAGTAAGATGTGTTGGACGAATCATATTCGCCCATCGTCATTGCCTCAACTGTATTGATGACGAATGCAATCATGTTCCCGCTGTCATCTTGTTCAACCCATATGGACTCGGGATTTATATTAGATTGTCCTGTGAGCATATGATTGTTCAGGAGGAACTCATACCCATCGATCAACTGCATCATTATTTGTATTGGGTTCAACCGTTTTTTGTGATGAAACAACCCTGATATACGAGCCGATAGTCTTCCAGTATGGCGATGAGCAGGTTTACTCAAAATGTATTTTTGTAAAGTAGTTCCTTTTGTAGTGACTTTGTATGCCAACCACATCTCTCTATTTTCCCGGACAACTCTAACCGGGTTGAGAACACAGGGGTGTTGTGGCAGACGATTAATGTATTCGTTTAATTGATCTTCATCACATTTATTTGTAATGTTTATTTTGTATTCTATTACAGTTGGCTCGCTGTAGATTTTTGTCATGTAATAATTTGTATTATCATATACACACAAATTATTTTCAATTTTTATTCTTCACAAATGTATTAAATACATTTTATAACTATCACTAACAAAACTTTTGAAATGGCAGTAGATAATGATACCGTTATTGCATTTTCAATTGTAGGATTTTTAGGAACATTTTTGAATTCATTATACTATGGAGTTCGGGCATATATGAATAAGACAGGACCAAAAATCAATGGGTCGAGCAAACATATGCAGAATTATAGTGGTCATTTTGAAATGGATATGCTTCCAATGTTTGTAAATTTGGTTACTGCATTGCAATATTTGGGTGAAATTTTAGAAACATATGAACAACGGTTCGGTTTCTTCAATCAATATCGGTATAGTTCGTATTTGCTGACTTGCCCACTAATGGTATATGAATTATGTTATACGATCGGCGCACCTTATCGAACAAGCATGACTGCTTTGACATTCTTTACAATTATTACTGCACTGTTTGCGGACACATCGCCTACAGTGACTACGCGGTGGACATGGTTTGGGATCGGTTGTTGGTTAAACACAATGTTTTTTACAATGCTGTTCAAAATAAAGAATCATGCTACAACTTTGAACAATCTAATTTGCTCTGACAAACATATCAAACGAAATTTACAACGACAATTTGATCTACAAGAATTCCCAGCAGGCATTTTGCAGATCCGAACGCCGATGGATGATAAAACCAAATACATTGAATACGCGTTTTATTTGATGTTCTTTCTCTGGCCAATTTTTCCGGTAATGTTTTGCATTGAGTATGCTGGGTATATCCATCGAAACCATACACAAGTTGTGTTTGCTGTAACGGATCTCGTTATTAAATCAATGCATTCTTATTGTTTGGATATGTACAAACAGGGTCTTTGTGAAACTCTTGTGCCATATGGATTCTTAGACACATCAATATTGTATGATTTGGAATTGACGAATAAAAACCTTGATTTTTATTCGCAGTTGAAGGCGCTGAGTCGAAGTATTTACGGAGACCAAATTGTTGGAAAGAGGGGAGAACTGAAAGAACTTGAAAATGCTGGTCTTGATTATCAACATATGCTTGTTGCTGGGCGTTTGAATCAAAAGATTGATGATTGGAGTGAAACTGATATAGAGTCTATGAAAGTAGAATCATCATCATCGCACAACCCCGAATTTAGATCACTTAAAAAATCACCATTAAATCAGCATATTGAAATGCAGTTAGCCAAACAGCAAAGTCTTGTACGGTCGCCAAGCTTTACACACTCGCAAAACATTGCACAGTCGCAAACCCTTACACGATCACCAAGCTTTGTCCAGTCACAAAATATTGCACAGACTCCAAGTATTACACCAACATCACCACTTCGTTCCTTCGGCAGTAACCGGCGTGTTAGCATTTCCAAAATAACACCAATAATGACGCCAACTGAGGAAGAAACAGCGGAAAAAAAACAGGAAGAAACTCCTAATAAAAATACTGAACAATTTGTATGGCATTAACAATCTGCTTTTCGTAATCTTTAAATACAAAGTATAAATCACGGTGGTTCGCGTATTTTTTCGCGGATAAAAAACTTGAAATTTATAAATGTCAGAATACATCAAACCAAAGGAATTACCAATTCCAGAAGAAAAATATAATTCAAATAATAAGTCTAGAGAAATGCTCGGAGAAATTCATTATTTTAGCTTAACCCAAGACGAAACAGACGATGAATTTACAGCATCAGTAAAAACTGCGCGCAATGGGTTTGAATTAATGGTTTGCGGCAAAGAATTGAACGGATGTATCATAATCAATCTAACAAACATCGATTATCCTGATCCAGATTCAATGGTAGAAGCATATTTGAATGTAACCTATCGCGAAAATAAAAATATAGTAAATGATTTGTCCAAAGGAGTTGGAACAATTACTCTTATGCGAACCGCAATTAGTTTTGCATTTTCCTATTTCAAAGTCGATGACTTCGTATTGAACGACCTTAGTACATTCATCTGTTCGCCGATCATAGCTGACGACGAAGGTGTTGTGACAAATATCAAATATCCAAATTCTTGCGAGTTCTCTCTGCCTGCCTTTTATATACTCAAGTATGGTAAGTCGTGGTATCAAAAACATCTCAATGCGCGCATATTCAACAGAGAATTGAGTAAAAAAATAGCAAAATACAAAGAATTTGTCTCTGCGAAACAAGATTGGGATTATTTATACAATACATACATTTTACACGCATTACAAATGTATAATAAATATTTAGATTGCCCTGATAAAGATGAAGGCGACAAACACGAAGAAAACTTGAAAGCTATTGAACACATAAGATCGTCATTATATAATTCTTGGTCTAAGACAGATACATATAGAGATTTTATATTGGATGTTATTTCAAACGATAACCAATATTATTATTTAATGGATTGGGTTGACAAGATATTTTATGATATAGTACATGGTGGTCATTATGAAGATGTTGATAATGTTATTTTATATGAGGAATTTCCATTTATAGAAGGTTTGGATGTGTCATATATCAAAACAACCTATTGGGGAAAAAAAGAAGATGAAGAAAATCCGGAAATAAAAAATCTTCATTCAAATGAAGAATATACAACGATTTTTGGTGGTGGTCCAACAGATATATTATTCAATAAAATATTACATAGACGACGAAAAGCCAAAATATTGGTATTTTAGATATTTCTTTCAGCTTATAACCCTTTTATATACTCAACCAATCTCGAAATATTTTGATTATGTAACTCTTTATTTTGGTTCATCCAATTCGTCCCTGCGCGATAATGTAAAATTCGATTGTCGTAAATCTCGTAAAAGTATTTCCCATTTACATTTCTATTATCCGCCTTCAACACTTCTATTATATTCTTATCAATATTGACTGGTAATACAGAATAGTCCCAAGACAATGAAGGTAGGTGTTTTATCATGTAAAAATCTCGATTACAGCATTGCACCATGGAATTAATCGTTTTACTGGGTGGAAAATTATAATTAAATGTTTTCAACCATATACTTGATGCAGACCCTGTATCACCTTTAACATGTAATCCTATAGGCAGTAATCCAAGTCCTAACCTATCAATGTTCGGTGCTCGTCTCATATCAAGATAAAACAGGTTCGGCCAAAGATATACTATACCAGGCCGCTCTTGTAAAACACATGCACATATATGCTTGCGATACACATTCAAATCAAGCTGGTCAATGAGAAACATATCCGAATCTAACATGAGATATTCATCCAAATTACTCTTCATGTAATTTAACACAAAACGAAGACTATCTGAATGTCTAGAGCTCGCATCAGTGTTGCGAATATGATGTGAATTTGGAATGTTGATACACTTAATATTAAGTTCAACACACTTCTTAACAATACCTGATCTTCCTTCCTTAATATTTCCAAAGTTGGTCGGATCTGGAAAATCCTTGCCATCATTGAAGATTATATACTCGTAATCGCCGCCGACCACAAATTTTTTTAGTGTCTTATACTGCAACTCAATAAAAATAGGATTGTTGGCAACAATACTTATTATTTTCATTCTGTATATTTACAACTATTTTTTTGGTCATTGCTTTCCGCTTGACGGTCGCTTCGCTTGACGGTCGCTTCGCTTTTGGCTATTGCTTCGCTTTAACGCTTTTTCAAAGGTGGATAAAGGTGGATAATAAAAATTGAGTTCATAACTTGTGAAATATATCTATCTAAATCAATATGACAAATATCCATCTGTACAACAATGACTGCCTACTAGAACTAGAGAAGATGGACAACAATTCAATTGACTGCGTCATAACCGATCCACCATATTTCATTGATGGATTAGACAATAAGTGGGACTCCAAGGAGGTCTCTGATTCCGTTGCCAACAGTCACATCAAGCATTTGCCAAAGGGAATGAAGTTCGACAAGAAACAGGTCAAGGATCTATATGACTTCTACTTGAAGTTGTCGCGACTCTTGTTCTTGAAGATGAAGCCCGGTGGATTCTTCCTGTCATTCTCATCGCCTCGATTGTATCATTCCATTGCAATGGCGTGCGACATTGCCGGGTTTGAAGTGCGCGATATGATCAACTGGGTTTATACGAAAAATATGCCCAAGGGAATGTCAGTGAATCATATTATAGATAAGATGAAAATGTCAGACGAGGAAAAGGAAAACCTTAAAGAGCAATACAAAGATTTCAAGACGCCGATGATCAAGTCGTGCTTTGAGCCAATATGTGTGTGTCAGAAACCGACACAGGGGACCTACATCAAGAACGAGTTGTCCTTCAAGACTGGACTCATTGATTTCTCAAACAAGGTGGGGATCGACGGAGACAAAGTGCCTGCCAATATTGTTACGACGGAACTAATCGACGACCTGTATGACAAGAATTTCCTGGTGGATAAGCCGGGTAAAGCGGAGAAGGGCGATTTCAATACGCACATCACTGTGAAGCCTGTGCATTTGATGGAGCACTTGATAAAAATATTCAGCAAGACTGGTGCAACGGTGATGGATCCATTCATGGGAAGTGGGACAACAGGGGTCGCTTGCGTGAATACGGGTCGCGGGTTCATTGGGATGGAGTTGAGTGAAGAATATTATGAGATTGCGAGGCAGCGCATCCCTTCCACTTTTGAAAAAAGTGGAGCAAAACCCTAGTGTAATTATTGAAGCAATAAAAATATTTTTTATTTTTATTGGTTGGGATGCTTATTCACTAGTCTTTACACTGATACATTCAGTCGCTTTTTGGCTCCACCTTTCTACTATTGCAATGAAAGGTGGATAAGGTGGATTTCTAAAGGTGGTTCATCATCGAGTAGTATTCATTCACCCGCCCCTTCCGCAAATAGCATGGGTCCAGCAAATCAATTGATTCCTTGGACTCGTTGCTCGTCAATATTATCACCACATTTTTATAAAGTATCAAATCATCAAAAAATGTGTTGTATGTGCTCTTGTTGTTTATGCAAGTTGTGATATCTTTGTGACGATAAGTCGTTCCATAATGCACCGCATGAATAGAAGTGTTTATTTCCTCCAATAGAATAATCGTTGGGCGCTCTCGTGTCGGTTCCGTCTCGCGAAGCAATATCTGGATGGTATCTCCAGGATCGGTTGGATTGAATGTATGGCAGAATGTTCCGTTCAATCGATTCGCTACAATGAGACCAATTGTGCTCTTCCCGGCACCGCTGACACCGTGAATGAAAAAGACTCCTCGTTGTTCTTCTGCGAATGTTTTGCAAATACTGTCCACCACTTCACCCTGTTGTCCTCTCGGTTCCAAGCCACTAATATCAATCCGAAGTCGGGAGTAGAAAATATGCGTATAGGACCCAACTCGCGAATAAATTGTCATTGGTTGTTCATTTGTCTTTGTTTGCTTTTCATCAGTAATCGTTTTTTTATCGGAAAACGAAATGGATACTTTTTCTGTATCAAATAATGTCTGGAAATAAGCAGGGGTTGTGAAAATATATATTTCTCCCGCCGCATTATCGAATGAACTTGTGTAAGTGTAATATCCGGCACACTTCCAATGGATAAAACATCCGGAAGGATAAAAGTTCCCGCATTGGAACAATGTGATTGAATTGAATGTAGTTTTCTGAAGAGTTTTCGCAAGCGCCCTCGTTTTCTCGTCGTCTTTGCGGACAATATAATAATGGATCCCACACAAACGCAATAAAAATAAAAATGGTGTGAATAATGTTGATACAAATGAGAATAAACCAAATGCAATCGCTGTTAGATAAGTAAACATTTATTTGAATAAGTTAACAGGGTATCTTTATATCCTTATCCATCCACCTTTGGAAAAGGTGGAGCCAAAAAGCTCCGAATGAGCGACTGACATGCGTAGCGTCTGAATCCATTTTTTACACGAAGTTATGAAAAGTGGAGCAAACCCTAATAACGAAAACATCGTTGTAAATTTAATCAATAAAAATATTTTTATTTGTATGGTTCTTTTGGTAACACCCATAAGTTAAGAGGAGAGGTGCGGAGAACCTAGGTTCTCTGCTTTGGAAAGGTGGTCGAGGATGATTTGTTGCTCCTCCTTGGTGTAATACTCGTCCATTTTGGAAACGAGCTCTTTGCCGGTAGGCCACATCCGCTGGAACATCGGGTCCCACTTGAACCTGTCCCTGTATTTCCCCTGAATCGGAGGCTGGAACGCCAAATTGGATTCTGATGCATCGGCAATCGTGGGATCCAAATGCCCAACCTGCCAATCATCGTTCGGCACATCTGTCAAAATGTCTCGCCAATACTGCTTAACAGCCTCAATCTTTTCGTTCCTATCACCGCCAATTTTGCAGCCGATTCGCTTATGAATGTCAGTCAAATCGCAGACAAACGGATACTCCAAACAGTAAATTCCGCGGCCCTTGATACGCTTCAACCCAAATGATTTATTGAATGCCTGGATGGCATCGCCCGTCTCCACCCCGATTTGCTTGAAGAAGAGCTCTGCTTCGGCGCGACCCAAGTGCTGTTGTCCGCGAACCTCCGGTTGCGCCATTAGCGCGAGAGCTTGCCCACGGTTTGACACGATGTTGAGAAGCTCGACATTGTTTGCACCACAGAATGCCACCAGATCAGCAGGATACGCCTCGAATTTCTTGACATACGAACCAATTGCGATAAGTGTTGTCTTAGTCATACTAGATAATCTCATTTACATATAACAAATGAAACCACTCGACAATCAATTTTTTTTGCCAATGAATGATGTGAAATTGCTTAAAAGACTAGATACTATATTATACAATGATGACATATAAACCATTTTATAATGATAATAATGTAATTGAAATCAAAGAATTAATTGAACCGAGTAATACAAAAATACGATTATTTTTCACAAAATACCAACATTTCATAATCCCGTTTGCATCCGGCATGTCGTGTGTTCTCATCAGTTATGCGCTTTTGTGTCTAATGGAATCCACAACAAACCCCTTCATAGAACACCAGTCAAACGCGTGGAGTTCCGTTTGTTACGCATTGGTCGCTGCACCCCCGTTAGTTCGAATCCCATTGTTCGTACTATCGGTGGTGAGTTTTTGTTTATGGGCATATTCAACGCCACTGGTAAATTTCATCGATGTATCGTGCATCTATTGGTCAATTATAGCAGTTACTATTCAAATGTTACCAGGAGCACCACATCGTCGGATTGTCCTGATCTATTTGGACACTGCGTTCATAATAGTTTTGCTGACAATGTCATTTCTACATCATTCCACCGAAATTCTAAATTATTATCATGCTAATTTGGTCGAGATCACTGGCATCATTTACAGCCTCTGTGGGATTGTTAGTTTTTCGTTTTACATGACCAACCAAACATTTATGATTGGTATAGGGTGCATTTCGTTCGGTTTCATTTGCAAGTTGCTCACCTTATTTGTTGGTCAATACTGGGGCACAGCAATATTCCATACGATGAGTGCTGTTGGGATTCAAATTTTACTGAATTTGGAAAAACAATAAAATATACAAATATAATATATGCCGACAAAACGAAGAAAGAGTGTAACAAAACGCAATACAACGCGCAGTAAGTCGCGGAATACACTAACGGACGAGCAGAAGAAAATCGTATGCACGAACTACTTTAACGCTCATCAGAGTTTCGAGAAAGATTTAGAAGAAAAGTTAATGAAAAAGGGAATCAATATTTTTTCTGGAAAATACAAATTGGAGGACAATATAATTAAGCAGCTCAAGACTGCTGTCAGCCCATCAAACATTAATCCCAAGACCGATTACTACACTTATATCAACGAGCGTTGGTTAAAGGACTACAAGATAGACGAATCGCAAAAGTATCTAGTTCAGGTGGATGATTTCCGGATTGTGCAGGACAAGGTCTATAAACAGCTCTTAGACATTGTCGAAGAATATACCGCTACCGACAAGAGCCCTCAATCACGGTGCATGAAGAACTTCTACGAGTCGATGAAGAAGCTGAACACTGATGAACAGTCACGGAACCACGGGAAAATTGTGTTGAAGCTAATTGACGATTTGCGCGGCGTCAAGTCCAACTTGTGGGCACTGCTGGGATTCGTGAATACAAATGAAATAGTCTCGTGGGGCTCGCCGTTCGTGTGGAACCTGCTGGTAGATGAGAAGGACCCAGGCACATACCGCTGTTTCATTGATCCGCCGCAAGTGACACTGATTGATTCAACCGTTTATTACGACGATGGTACCGATGTCGAATATAAGCGCAAATACAAGACGCGTTATTTAGAATTCTTGAGTGATCTATTTCACGCAACTTTCGGAAAGGATCATGGTTTTGTAGTCGAAGATGTCTTCAATGTGGAGCGCAAGATGCTCGATGCGATGGATTCTGCCGAGTTAGATGAAGATCCGGATTGGCGCAATGTTCTTACAACCAAGGATGCGCTCACCAAGTATGGTTTCGATTGGGATCAGTTTGCAAAAGTGATCGGTTTCAGCAAAACGCCCAATTTCTTCATTACTTCTAGTTTGAACTATTTGGCGGCTGCAACCCAGCTTTTATCGAAAGAGTGGGACACCCCCGAGTGGCGGACATACTGGATCTACATCTTCATTCGCCAGCAACAGCGTTTCTGCGTCGAGGGACACAAGGTGTCGTTTGAGTTCCACGGGAAGTTTGTCGCCGGTCAAGAGCACGAGGTCGGAGGCGAGTTGTTCCCGATCTACGGTCTTGGATGCGCGTTCAACACATTTTTGACAAACGAGTATATTGCTCGCTACGAGAATAAGCAACATGTGGAATATGTGCATACGATGGCGGAGGATTTGAAGACGGTCTTCATTCGTATCATCAAGCGCAACAAGTGGATGCAACCGAAGACGAAGGCGATGGCTCTGAAGAAGCTGAATCATTTTAAATTGGATGTGGGGTCGCCGAAGTTGCTACGTGAGGATCCGGTCTTGGATTATACTGACAACGACGCGTGGGGAAATATGAGCAAGATTGCGAAGTGGCGTTGTGACCGTGCTGTCAAGTTGGAGGGTAAGAAAACGATTGACATACCAGTTATGGACTGGGCGCAGTCTCCGCCGAAGTTTGTTGGGTCGCAGGCGTATGTAGTCAATGCGATGTATGACCCGACGGTGAATGGGATCTACATTCCTTTAGGATATGTGCAGAAGCCGTTCATTGATTTAGAGGAGCGCGGAATCGAGTATAACTTGGCGCACATTGGTTACACGATTGCGCACGAGATGTCGCACTCTCTCGATGATATGGGCAGCAAATATGATCACACTGGAAAATTAATAGATTGGTGGACGCCGGAAGATAAGCGGAAGTTTAAGCGAATTCAGGACGATGTGATTAAGCAATATGAACATTTTGCGAAATATGATGGTATTGAGTTCGATGCGGCGCCGAGTATTGGTGAAGATATAGCGGATATTTCGGGATTGGCGATGTGTTTGGAATATTTAAGCGATTTTCAAACAAAGAATGAGGACATTTTGCCGATTCAGACATTGTCGTTCGAGGCGTTCTTCGTTTATTTCGCTTTGCAACAAAGACAACAAATTAGCAAGAAGGCGATCGCGGCCCAATTGAAGACGAACCCGCATCCTTTAGACAAATATAGAACAAATGTCCCATTGTCCAGATTAAAAGTATTTAGGGCGATGTATAATATTAAGAAGGGCGATAAAATGTGGTGGCCTTCGACGAATCGGGTTTGGGAGGAATAATCCACCTTTAGAAAAGGTGGAGCCAAATCCAATTTTAGGAAATCCACTTTTAGAAAAGTGGAGAAAAATGGTTGCGATTTGGTTCAACCTTTCCCAAAGGTTGAATTGGTTCCACCTTTTTCAAAGGTAGATTTATTTATTGGAGCGTTTATTTTTTTTTCTGTGGATTATATATAAAATGCCTAAGATGTCTAGACAACGCCAACGCCAACGCCAACGCCAGGGGGGGAAGAGTAAGAGGATGATGAAGGCTTCCAGGAACGCTGCTCGTGGACGCGCTCGCACCATGAAACGCCAGCGCCAACGCCAGCTCCAACGCCAGTAAACAATAACTAATTCAAACATAAATTGATTATTATTTAGATGATAATAATCAAACAAGATGTAAATTTTTTGTATGCATATATAAATGCCCAAGTCTAGACAATATCGTAGATCTATCGCTCGTGCTCGTGGAAAGAGCCGTAGCCGCGGAAGAACTCGTGCTCGCACAATGAAACGCAATGTTTCGGCTTCTAGGAATGCGTCTGTTGCCGCCAGTCGTGCGGCGGCTGTTGCTGCTGGCCGTGCTGCCGCAATTGCTGCTGGACGCGCCGCTGCTTAAATCTTTTCTGAATAAAAGATTTGCAAAAATAATTATAATTTATTCAATTACAATTATTTATACATTTGAATCAATCACTTAGTGTCATTTCAAATCTTCAATGGTCTAATATTGTTGAGTCGGAGGATTTTGAAGAGGTAGAGGAACACGAACATCTAGTTGTTTAGGAGAAGGTGCAACGGAAAGTCGAGAAGGTGCAACGGAAAGTCGAGCAGGTGCAAACGAAGCAGCAGGAGCAGGTGCAAGCGTAGCAGGTGCAAGCGTAGCAGGTGCAAGCGTAGCAGGTGCAAGCGTAGCAGGTGCAAGCGTAGCAGGTGCAAGCGGAGCAGGTGCAAGCGGAGCAGGTGCAAGCGGAGCAGGTGCAATCGGAGCAGGTGCAAGCGGAGCAGGTGCAAGCGGAGCAGGTGCAAGCGGAGCAACTGGGGCAAACGGAGCAGGTGCAATCGGGGGAGCAGGAGAAAGTGAAGCAACTGGGGCAACAGGTGCAAATGCAGTAGGAGCAGGAGCAAATTCGGTGGGAGGAGGTGCGAGCGGTTCAGGAATATTATTCTCAATACCAGGTGCAAGCGTAGCAGGTGCAAGCGTAGCAGGTGCAAGCGTAGGAGGTGCAACCTGATCAACAGGTGCAAATGCAGTAGGAGCAGGTGCAAGCTGATCAACCGGTGCAAGCGTAGCAGGTGCAAGCTGATCAACAGGTGTAAATGCAGTAGGAGCAGGCGCAAGCGTAGCAGGCGCAAGCGTAGCAGGTGCAAACTCATCATTTGGTTGTTCCATCATTTGTTCGTCATATACATTTTGCTCATTCTGATCCATTTGGTCCTCTTGGTCTTGCATCTGATCTTGCATCTGATCTTGCATCTGATCTTGCATTTGATCCGGTGGGGCATTTAAAATATTCTCATCCCCTACTAAATCTTGGTCAAAATAATCATCTCCTTGTTGTGGTTCTTCGTCATCAAGCTGATTAACCATCATCATAGCAGCCTCATTTTCAAGATGTTCTAATTGGTTTGCAGATATCTGATATATTTTCGAATGTATAATCGCTTCATACAATTTCACACCTTTCAAATAATCAATTTCACATTGTACATACATTCGAACAATTAAGCTCCTTGTTTGATCAATCAACTGTTGAAGTTTCACATCGTTCAGCTTAGGGTTGATGCGAATTAAATCTTTACTTTCCCCCGAAGATGATCTTACCTTTGCAAATAACCCATTGATTATCGCTAGTAATTTTTTTTGATTATCAGATGCTCTGGTTGTCATATCTTTCAAATGAATTGCATAATCAACAAACAACTTTTCTTTGTTAGATACATCAATTGTCTTCCTGAAAAGCTCTTGGTTTTCCGGGTTACAGTCACTCTCTTGGCTGTAATCTCTTAAAACGACTTGAGAAAAATTATCGATCCCAGGCGGAAGATCTTTATCCTGACCATTAAATGCTTTATAAAAAGTTGTTAGATCCTTTGTATATTGTTCTTGTGATTCTTTAGATCGTGTTCTAAATAATCCTGTCGAATAATCAAAGTCTTCATCAAGGTATAGTTTTTCCAGGTTTAAAAGACCAGGTTCATTCAATAAATTCTTAACAACTCCATTTTCATCCAAGTTTATATCACAGATCTTTGGGTTCATAGTTGTTGTATCATCGAGTGTGCTTTTACCCCGTTCCAATGCATTGATTCGATTATCACAAAAGCTAAATTTATTCATATTCACGGTAACACCTTGAGGTATCTTATCCCTGCCTGCTAATCCAACGAATTTCTCGTCTCCATCTTCTTGATAAGAGAACACAGGGTTTATCGTCATAACGATAGATGCAAATACATTGGCAATCTTAATATAGAACTTGGAAATACTAATGCAAACATCGTCCTTTTTTATATTTTCAGGTTGAGTATTTTTGATATCAAGCCCGTCCAATTGATCATGTGTCATATATGTATAATTATTACTTGTCATCTCATTTACTTCTAAACCATCTTTAACCCTCTTGGCTATAAATTGAATATCGCGAGTGTTAAAGGCATTTTTTATTACATCTGATGTGATAACAACCAACTTATTACAATATTCTGTGTCATTCAACTTTTTTAGGCTTTTGAAATCAGATTTCAAAATATAATATGATGCAACATAATCAATTACTTCGTAAAAATTCTTGAATACAGTCTCATCTGTTTTTTGTTTAGATGATATAAAATTTCCCATATATATTATAGCATTTAAAAAAAAACGATGCTAACACACAAATAATATTATTCATTGCATAATATTATTCAAATTAAAAAAATTGAATTGAAATTGAAATTGAAATATATATTCTAACAGAAAGTAATGAACACAAGCACCGAAAAGAGCAAGAAGAACAAGCCGAGTCATATAAATAAGGCGGAATTATGGAATATCTTTGATTCTGAAGTAGAAAATGATCAAAAGTCGAAGACTCCGCTCGAATGTATTTATCGTGCTTGTGGGAATCGAGAAAAGTGTGACAGTTGTGAATCTATTTTAGCATTTTCCGACGAAGGATATTTGACTTGTATCAATAAAAAGTGTGGCATCATTTATAAGGACATTGTCGATCAATCGGCAGAATGGCGGTTCTATGGTGCAGATGACAACCAGAACTCTGACCCAACACGATGTGGGATGCCGATCAACCCTCTTTTAGAAGAGTCGTCCTATGGGTGCAAAGTGTTGTGTATTGGACCAATGTCATACGAGATGAGAAAAATAAGACGATATACCGAGTGGCAGTCGATGCCTTACAAAGAGAAGTCGCAATACGACGAGTTTCAGATAATTACACAAATGGCGCAAAATGCCGGAATTCCGAAGATGATTATTGACGACGCGATTCGTGAGCACAAGAGGATATCTGAGTATGAACTGACATTTCGCGGTGACAATCGCGATGGTATCATTGCGGCCTCGATATACATTTCCTGCAGAAAGAACAACTTTCCGAGAACAGCGAAGGAGATTGCAAGTATATTCAAGTTGGATGTGACTAGCGCGACTAAGGGCTGCAAGAATGCTCTGGCAATTATTAATAACTTGGAGAAGGATATGATAAATAAGGACAAGACGGTCTTCAGCACAACCAAACCTGAGGCATTTATCGAGCGTTTCTGCAGCAAGCTCAATATGAACAATGAGCTAACGAAACTGTGTCAGTTCATTTCAATGAAGATTGAAAAGCTGAACATCATGCCGGAAAATACGCCACACTCGATTGCTGCGGGTGTCGTGTATTTCATATCGCAGTTCTGTAAGCTTAACATCTCAAAGCGTGATGTCAAGAATGTCAGTGAGATCAGTGAAGTCACGATTAATAAATGCTTTAAGAAGTTGGAGAAGATTAAGACAGACTTGTTACCAGCAGTAATTTTAAAGAAATATTCCTAATCCACCTTTTATAAAGGTGGAGCCAAATATATTTTTATTGGTGTCTAGCCTTTCTAGTTTGCGTTTTTGCTCTACTTTTTCTAAAAGTGGAGCCAAATATATTTTTATTGGTGTGTAGCCTTTCTAGTTTGCGTTTTTGCTCCACTTTTTCTAAAAGTGGAGCCAAATATATTTTTATTGGTGTGTAGCCTTTCTAGTTTGCGTTTTTGCTCCACTTTTTCTAAAAGTGGATATATAAAATGTCGGCAAATGCTCCTCCAAAAATTGTTTTTATTGTACCTTACAGGAATCGAGTCCAGCACAAGTTCTTTTTTAGCAAGTATATGAGTTTCATTATGGAGGATCGCGATGACTATGAGATCTATTTCTCTCATCAGTGTGATTCTAGGACCTTTAATCGTGGAGCAACCAAGGATATCGGTTTCCTAGCCGTGAAAGCAAAGTATCCTAGCACATATAAAGATATCACATTTGTATTCAATGATGTCGATACGATTCCATTCAACAAAATCTTCAATTACGAGACGACGGCTGGAACTGTGAAACACTTTTACGGTTTTACACACGCACTCGGTGGGCTTCTCTCTATTAAGGGATCTGACTTTGAGAAAATTAATGGTTTCCCTTGTTACTGGGGGTGGGGTATGGAGGATAATGTCCTGCAAAAGCGATGCAACGCTTACAACCTGAAGATCGACCGCAGCACTTTTTACAAGATCGGCAGTCCGGAGATTCTACAGCTATTCGACGGTATTTCTCGGATTATCAGTAAGAAGGACCCTTGGCGAATGGAGACTGATAATGGTATTGATGGATTAAGGACAATCCGAAATTTGACTTATGTATTAGATGGCAAGTCGGAAAATCCATCCGACAATGTTTTTGCGGTTCATAACGACCGCATTTTTTTCATAAATATACACACTTTTGATACTCATGTAAGATTCGAAAATGATGCATTCTACAACTACGATTTGAGAGAACCCAAACGACAAATTATAGACCCAGCGTTTATTCGAGAGACCAAAACTGCTGTTCCCAAGACGAATGACTGGTCAGACATACCATATTATCCTACTGCTAGAGAGAGAAGACTTGAGTTGGTTGAACAATTGAATGCATCTGGAAAACCCATTCCAGATCAACTATTACAACAAATTGAGCAGGACAAATTTGCATTTGTTCAAAATGACAGTTACAATAAAAGTGTTATCGTGAAACCCCCTTATCAGCCTCCTAGTCAGAATCATTTACAAAAACCTCCCCCAAGATCACCTCCAGTAAGAGGTCCAGTCGCAAAGGCTCCTCCTGCAAGAGCAAGCGCACGTGTCGGTTTAGGAGGTGTGTATTAAAAATGTTGTGTCTAAAAAATAAAATAATTTCTGGATAAAAAAGAATGGAAAATTAATATCGATCAAGTCCTCTTGAGGTGTTGTACCAAACCATATTGCGACAAAAAATGGAAAATAACAAACAGCGTCTTTAATGTCTTGTTCATAATCCTGAAAGGAATAATTGGTAATTCCGTTTTCTATCAATTTCCTGTAATAATAACTCTTGAACAAAGGAAAGTTTAACCTTATGTTGTCGAGTTCGAAACTCTCAATTAAGAAGAAGATCATATCTTGAACGCCCTTGCCGATCGCAATATACTGCCAATCTAAGAAAATTGGTTCATAATCCCGATCCAAATCATAAAATATATTCGGCGATTTTACATCACCGTGTATCAGAGTTAGATTCGAATGAGATAATCTTTCTTGTATATTAGAAAAATCAATTACAATTTGCTCTGCTGTATCGAGTTGTTTCCTCGTCAAAACATTTGACCAATTGTCTTTGAAACATCCCCAGTTATCTTTTACAAAATCAGACCATACCGGATTGAAGAAGTGATCATTATGGCGTTTCAGATCGGGAAACATTTTTTTGATATCCTTATTCCAGAATTTACTATGGAGTTTCGCCATTTCCGAAATAACTTTGAGAGAAACATTGATATCTGCAATGTTCAGATTTTCATTTAGTTTATAATTGCAACAATTGAGGTTTTCCATTAAAATACCCACTATGTTCAATTCGTCGTCTCGTATTAATCCGTAAAACTTTGGTGTTCGAATATTCACATATTTTGAAATAGATTCGTAGAAATAATTCTCTCGTTCATACAATCCGAGTTTGACTGCCATCAAAGATAATTTTGTTTCATTCTTATTTTCCAATTTTGCAACACAACTCAGTTGTTTCCCGGAATCCAGACCAATTGTCAATGAGATGACATCAGAAATAAACCCACCTTTCAATTTATTGTCATCAATGGCAATATGTTGTATATCTAAATTTATAGACTCTTTTATAAATTCTATAAGTTGCGATTTCGTTATATTATTGTTGGAACTGATAACATCATCACATGATAGATTTACATAATTGTCTATAACCATTTTTGCACCATATGATAGCAACTCTTTTTCAGTATAAACCGTCGTAATGCCAACGATACATGATGCGTTCGTTTGACGAGCACTCAACAGTCCAGATTTGGAGTCCTCAAATATAAATACCTTGTTAATACTAACATTGTATCGTTTGATTGCTTCTAAGTAAGGATCTGGGTATGGTTTGGTTCGATTGCATTCATTGCCAACAATTATAAAATCGATGATTTTTGTTAGACCACAGAAATTAACAATCTTCTGTGCAACTGGACGATTACAATTAGTAACAATTGAGCATGGGTGGCCAGACCTCTTCACTTGATTGATAAAATCGACAGAACCCTCAATTATAACAGTTTCGTGAATATTTTCAATAAACAGTTTGTCCTTCCTTTCAGACACGCTTTGTAAATCAGCACAAGGGATTAAGGTCTTAACAACTTTATCGTCGCTGTTTCCTTGTATGTATTTGTTAAATAACTCATCTGTTAAATCAATGTTGTATTCGGAAAGGATTTGTTTCCATACCTTTAAATATATATTGTCAGTTTTCACAAGAGTGCCATCTAGATCAAATAGAAAGACAAAAGCGTTATCCTTGAACATGGTAAGCTCTTTCGGAGTTCCCAATGAAAAGACACATTTATCATCTAGACGATACCCTTTAACATTGGATTCCTTGATCAACTCTGATATCACACATGATGTGTATGGTTCGCCATTGAATGTGATATTGTTTTTCAATACATATTCACATAACCTTTGTAATTGATGAATATCATTGAATACATAACACCCTGTATTTGCATTTGAAGATATCTTTACCTTTTCTTGGATTCGTGTAATGCAGTTGGTTTCAGCGTTAAGTTCAATATATGAGTAGATTGGTTTTTCATTGTCTTTTTTCGTATAGAATACCATACTATCTTCAGATTTTCTGACAACCGACAATATATCATGTGTGTAGAATGTGTCGCAATCCAACAAAACACATTTTTTATGAGATGATAATTTTGTAATGGTGTTTATTCCGAACAATACTGTCTCAACCGCCCCAGATGTCTGATGATTGATTGGAATGCAAATAACTTGAGAATATTTGGAACGGACAATGCCGGTAAAATTGTGTTGGTCAAGTTCTGCACTATATAAAACGAATATCTTGTCTTCTGCACTAAACTGAAGGTTATCTAAAACCCAAAAAATCATAGATTTGTTTAGAACATCGATCAATGGTTTTGGACTTGAATATCCTTCCTTCACGAATCGTTCTCCTTTACCGCCTAATGGAATGATTATATTCATATGGATACAAACATTTTAAAAGTTTAAATTGATTTAAAAACTTATTATAAATAAATTAAGTTCAACTACAAATGGATCGAATTAAACACGCGTTTTACATTAATCTAGAATCGAGACCGGATCGAAGATCACATGTTGAGAGCCAGTTGTCACTTGTTGGTATCAAGAACGCACAGCGTTTCAATGCCATCCGACTACCGAATGGTGCAATTGGGTGTAGCATGAGTCATTTGAAGTGTTTGGAAATGGCGCTCGCAAATGACTGGGAACATGTTCTCATTGTGGAAGATGACATTTTGTTCTTGAAACCGGATTTTTTTGTAAGTCAATTCAATAAATTTTTGGATAGATACCAGACCAATTTTGATGTTTTACTCGTTGGTGGGAATAACCTTCCACCATATCAGCGTATAGATGACTCTTGTGTCAAAGTGTCGATGTGTCAGACGACGACAGGTTATCTTGTACAGAAACACTACTATAAGCAGTTGATCGCGAACATTCGAGAAGGTATTGGTAGGCTGATGAGAGAACCTGACAAGCACATAGTGTATGCGATTGACAAGTATTGGTTTCAATTGCAGGGGAAAGATAGATGGTATCTGATTACCCCCCTCACGGTAACACAGAGAGAAGACTACAGCGACATTGAACAGCGGCGAACGAATTATACTAAGGCGATGGTAGATCTGGATAAAGTTGATTTTTTGAAAATGGTAAGCATGAGCAGCACTAACATTAAAAACATGAAACTGATGTAAATGGTTATTTTTGTATTAATGTCAGCGATGGTAATGAACCAATTGTAAGGATGCGATGTGTATCTTTATATTGTAAAAGAGCATCATTTATTTTAGGTTTATTATATTTATTCATCCACTCAATATTATCTCGTTCCACTGATCCGCCCTCTAAAATTAAGATACCTGTTTCAGTTAATTTTTCGAAATAATTATCAATTGCAAATCGGAATACATCGCCATTATTAGCAATGTCAATGTGTATAATATCGATGCTATTATTTTCAAGTGTATTGTGAATGTTATAAAAATCACCATAATTGATAGATACATTACCATAACTATTGAATCTTTTTAAAAGGTCTTCTTTGTTTGCAGAATTTCCGTTAAATTCATCGAATATGTCAAACCCATGAATACTGCATGACTCATGTACATTATCCGCAAATTGCTTCAATGAATAACCATGCAATAAACCAAATTCAACTACAGTCCTTGGTTTTTTCAGGTAACACAAGGAAGTAAAAATATCTCCATAATCCAGAGCATTCGTATAAGAAGACTTCATACATATAGAATAATCAGAATCTTTATATATTTACAAATATATAAACATATGATTTAAAAAGTATGAATTTTAAAAATATGACATAAAAGGAAATATATATCCAAAATAATGATACCGTTATTTAAAGTATTTATGAGTGAAGATGTTATAAAACCATTAAATGAAACGATCATGTCAGGATTTATAACACAAGGTACTAAGGTAGATGATTTTGAGAACGCATTGAAATCTTACATTGGTAATCCATACTTACTTACAATTAATTCAGCTACATCAGGATTAACTCTTGCATTAAGGCTTTTAAAAAACAAAGATGACGATTTGAGTTGGCCAGGTTTCAATGATAAGGAAGACATTGTATTGACACCAGCACTGACATGTTTCGCTACAACCGCATCTATTTTATCAAACAATGCAAATATACGTTGGTTAGATGTTGATTTAGAAACAGCCAACATTGATCTTGTTGATTTAAAAAATAAGTTAAGCGAACGAACTAAAGTGATTTATGTTGTTCATTGGGGTGGCGCCCCTGTTGATTTGGATTCATTGAAAGAACTTCAAGAATATAGTTTCCGAAAGTTTGGGTTTAAACCAATGATAATTGAAGATTGTGCTCATTCATTTGGTGCAGAATACGATACTAAAAAGATTGGTAATAGTGGAAATATATGTGTTTTCAGTCTGCAGGCAATTAAGCATTTGACATGTGGTGATGGTGGGTTAATTACTTTACCGAGTCAGAAATTATATGATAGATGCAAGTTACTCAGATGGTATGGAATTGACCGTGATAAAAGAAATCATAACAGAAGTGATTTTCGATTAGAAAACGACATTGCTGAATATGGTTATAAGTTCCATATGAACGATATCAATGCAACAATTGGTCTTCACAATTTACCGCATGTCGAAGAGATTCTCTCAAAAAATAGATCAAATGCAGAATTTATGGACAGACAATTGAAAAATATTGGTGGTATCAAATTAATGAGATACGGACCAAAATGTAATTCAGCATATTGGTTATATACAATTAGGGTATCAAATAAACAAGATTTTATGGAAAAAATGAAAGGCTCTGGAATTATGACAAGTCAGGTTCATAATCGTAACGACAAACACAGTTGTGTCATTCAATATATGGAACCGTTGTCAAACTTAGACATATTGGAAAAGGAGTTAGTTTGTATTCCAGTAGGCTGGTGGCTAACAAGTGAAGATCTACATCATATTGTAGATACGATCATATCTATCATTTAGTTCGAAAATCGTCATTCTTCGTATTTTATAATATTTTAAAGTGTATAATACATGGGTAGAATAGTATGTTTGTTGCAAATGTGTTTAAAATCGACAAATCTTGGAGCTTATCCAGCTGGAAAGTTCCGAACAGAACAATTTATAAAGGGTCTTACAGCATTTTTTCGTTATAATACAATATTACAAAATAACGATGTAGATATTTATCTAACAGATAATGCATTACCATCAGACGAACAATTTCCTGAAGAAATTTTAAATTGTTTGCCACCAAATGTCAAGGTAATGACATTTTTAAATAATGAATATGGATCGAGAAACAAGGGTTGTGGGCTTATTGAAAATTGGATTTTTTTCAAAGACATACTTGTAAATTATGAATGGTTGATTCATTTTGAACCAAGACAAGAACTAATTAACTTTGATTTTATTAATAATTTCTTATCATCTCCAAGAAATTTATTCTATAAAAACCAACCACAAGACCTTTGCACACCATTTCAATATAGAACAACTACTGACGAGAATGGAATTGATTTAATAAACAATGATATAGATGAGTTTAACACGGGCCTTTTTTGTACCAAAGTAAAACACATTATCGATTATATAAACCAAATAGACTTGGATTATTTTGTAGATAATATACCTTCTATAGAAATTGACATATATTCGTTTTATACGAATCAAACAATTGAATATGATACACTTGATAAATTAGGATTGATATGGCATAATTATGGGTTAGGTCGATTTCATAACTTATAAAAAGGTTTTTTATGCAAATAATATAAAAACAAAAAATTTAATACTAAATAAATGAAGAATTTAGTATTAATAACATCTGTGATAAACACACCAAACACCCCGTTGTCTTATATAAGTAATCGTAGTATCTATACAAAAGATCAGAGGTTTGAACAAACTAAAAAGACGATATTATCAATTAAGGACAAGATTCCAGATGCAGAAGTTTTCATTATTGAATGCTCTGATCTCAATGAATGTGAAGAAACATTTTTTAAACAAAATAGCAACTATTTTTTGAATCTACATTGTTTCGAACATATACGAAATCATGTATATGGGATTTCAAAATCACTTGGAGAAGGTACAATGACATATCATGCGCTGGAATATATATATAAAAATAATATAAATTATGACAATCTAATCAAAATATCAGGAAGGTATCTATTATCTGATAAATTTGACTTGAACAATTTTGTTAATGAATCGATAGTTATTAAGTACATAGATGGAAACGGTGAGAATGTATTTACAGCATTATATAAACTACCGCATAAAATAGTGGAAAGTTTCCGTTTATTCTTGCATGATAATTTTAATTTAATGGTTCAGTGTATTGGGTATGAGAGGCTATTTGCAAAATTTATACAAACGATAAAAGATGTTCATATAAAATATGTCCCTGTAATGGGATTAGAAGGTCCTGTTTCCGTTTCTACTGATTATTATATAGGTTGAATCATTTGCGTTAATATGTATTTTATAAAATATGTAGTTTTTGTAAATGTTAAGGAGCGACCTGATAAATAGAATAATAGAAGTTGATGATTTGAAAAACCCACAATATCTTGAGATAGGTGTCCATCATGGAGTAACATTTTCTAGAATAAATTCATCTAATAAAGATGGGGTGGATCCTGGTCAATATTGTGATTGTCCATTAGTAAACTATAAAATAACCTCAGACGATTTTTTTGCAAACCACATTAATAAAAAATATGATATTGTATTTATCGATGGTCTTCATACAGCGTTTCAAGTAAGTAAGGATATTCATAATACAATAAAAAATATCAACAATGGAGGTTGGATTATAATTGATGATGTGTTTCCTCACAATGAATACGAACAAGAATCTTTGAATCTAAAAAAATCTGGTGCTCAAACAGGTGATGTATGGAAAGCGGTATATAATGTTCTAGATGAATTGATTAATATGTCAGAAAAAATTTATTTTGAGCCTAGAACTGAAAGGGGTAATTTAGTAATCAAATTGAAAGATTCCAATCAAAAAAATATTTCAATTGATGGATCTATTCCAACTTGTAATGTAGATGGTTGGTATGTTGGGGATGATGCTGAATGGTCAAAATATACATACAAAAATGATTTTCAAAGATACATTACAATTATGAATAATTTCCCGAAGTTGTAAAATCGTATATAAATAAATAATATAAAATTCTTATTCGTTTTATATTATGAATAATTTTATTATGTAAAATACTAATTTACATAAAATTTCTTAAGATATGTATCATACTTTGCCGGTAGGTTTTTATTTTCGTTGATCGGTACAAACACCAAGCTAGTATTGTTTAATAAATTAACCCCATTTTTAATATTATCTTCAAGTTTCTTCTTATTGATAAAATTACTGTTGTTATATTCCTGATGAGAAAAACTTGAAATTTTATCAACAATGAATTGTATATCACCAAAATAACTTAGATGCCATCCTCCATTTTCTACAATTGGAACCGGATTCGTGTATTCCCACACTCGCATTTGCTGGAAAGTGAGTTTATTTTTATTATAAGCATGGAATGTCATTAATTTAATACCATGCCAATTACTTCCTTCTCCTATTCTATAATACAAGTTATAATAATACATATCTAATGCAAGACGATTTAACATATTTCGATTAAACCTTAAAGTATTTTTTTTCAGATCAATCAAAACTTGAGGGTTAGGTATTTCATCTACATCAGATGTAAGTATAATATCATCGTCTTTTAAAATGTCTCTTATACGATTAATTCCAGTTTGAATACAATTTCGCTGGTAATATTCATTTTGCCATTGATGGTCTTTTTTGTAATTTATATTTGGTATCTTATAAGGTAGATCTGTAACTATGTGAATAATTTTATCATTGAAGTTAGAAAATCGTTCCTTATTTTCTTGATAATAGAGAGGCTTTGGATGTCCTGAGAAAGTATGAGTTGATTCTACAAGTATAAATTTATCAACATGCTCGTTTAAAATAGATAAACGATAAAAAAGCAAATCTAGTTCATTATAAAATATAAAACTATCGACAACGATCATTTATTCTTTTGAAACAATATGTATTTAAATAAATATTCAAGTATAACATTATTATCATGTCGAATGAAAAATATTATATATATCCATGTCACTGGTGGCCAGGATTTATTGAAAAGCGAGATGCAAATCACATTGGTTTCTTTGAATTACTTTTCTTACGAACTAAGTTAAGAAATTTTGAAATCACAAATGATATTAACAAAGCAAATGTTCTTTTGGATAGCGGTAAGCCAGATGGCACTATAAGAAATTCCAAAAAATGGAAATATAAGTTTAATTTTGTTGGCGAGCCTGTTTTACCAGATGCAGATAAGTATGATGTTGTTCTAACATCTGTCAATAATGTGCAAAATATAGTAGATCTGCCACTAGTAATTATGTATATACATTGCAATAACTTTTTACCTAGACTAATAAATAGACCAACAATCACTAGAATACCTGATCGTTTCTGTTCATTTATTGTAAGTAATCACAAATGTCAAACTAGAAACAAAATGTTTGAATTATTGAATAAATACAAGAAGGTCAATTCAATGGGGCGATTTGCAAACAATGTAGGTTATATAGTAGAACACCCATATTGGTCAAATGAATATTTAAATTTGATTGGAAACCATAAGTTCATGATTTGTGGTGAAAATACAAAAATGGAAACATACTCGACTGAAAAAATTGCCAATCCATACATAGCTAGAACAATTCCTATTTATTGGGGAACACACAATATAAAAAATATATTTAATCCAGATTCAATGTTATTTCTCGAAGATGAAACAGAAGAGTCGTTTAAAAAACTAATAAACCGTGTCATTGAGTTAGATAACGATAACGATAAATACTTAGAGTTTATAAACAGACCAATATTTACGGAAGACAATATTAAATTTTGGAATGAAAATTACATGTTAGATAGTATCGGACGAAAAATCGATAAACTAATATAGGCTATTGAAAATTTACACATTTGAATCAAAAATAGAATATAACAAAATTATTAAATAACTTAAAGGGTTGTTAAAAACAACATGTATAGTATAGATGAATAATTGGAATAAATCGTTTGTGAATGATCACTATATAGATAAGACAAATTTTAATGCCAGTTTAGGTCATTTTTATAGTCAATATAACCAAGACAGAAGTCTTGAGAATTGCATTTTTAAAGGATACAAGAATGGTATATTTATGGATGTAGGTGCGCATGATGGTGTAAATTTTAACAATACACTTTTTTTCGAGAAAACTCATAATTGGACTGGTTTTAACATTGAACCGTTAGATGATGTTTATAAAAAACTATTAACAAATAGAAAAAACAGCAAAAATATCAACTGTGCAGTAAGTGATATAAATGGAACTTCAGAGTTCATGGCAAATAAAGGTTATACAGAAATGCTTTCGGGATTAAAAAATGAATATAATGATAGACATCTCGAAAGAATAAAGGGTGAAAACATACGAGAAGGTAGTAGAAGCGATATTGTTATGATAGAAACGAAAACTATAGAAACTATATGTGAAGAAAATAATATAAAAAACATAAACTATCTATCAATTGATGTAGAAGGCGGTGAATTCAAAGTTTTGAAGTCTATAAATTTTGATAAAGTATTCATTGACGTGATTGGTTTTGAAAATAACTATCCCGACGAACAACACATTCCAGTGGATTATTTGAAAGATAAAGGTTATATACAGCTACCTTATCATAGAGCAGATATTTTTATGATACATAAAAATTCAAATTTCTTACACAATATTTTTGCATAATATTTTTATTCACTTATCCAGTTCGTTTTACACATTTGAAGAATTAAAATGGATCGCCTGCCATTTTATTCTTTCAAAGTGGCAGTCATATTGGTCTCAATGACCTGTTCCGGAAACATTTCAAAATGTCAGGATAGTTGGAATAAAAGTCTTTCCTGATAAAAGACATATGACAATTAACAATATTTAGATCACTTATTACAAATACCTATAAAATAATATAAATACAATAATGAGTTTATATTATTATGAAAATCGCTATTATAGATGGTGTGAATCAAGATATTGGTTTGAAAATATTATTCCCTAGTTCAGATTATTTCATAAACAATACCGAAATTGATAAGTGCAATAGTATGAACCATTATAACATAATTCCAAATACTAATTGGTCTCAAATTAATGATACAAATTATGACTGTCTATTTGTAGTGATTGCATTATATGATGCTTACCCTGGAACACGATTCTATAAGCAAAATATTGCAGATATACTGAATCGTGTGTTGTGTATCGTAAATAACAACAATTTTAAATATGTTGCATTTTTCGATAATTATGACTATGACTATGATCCGAATATGATAGTTCGAAACAATAAAATAAACTATTTCTTCAAACGGAATTATAACAAAACAAAAAAATACGAATCAAATGTTGTTCCTTTTCCATTTATTATGTTTGGCCCAACATCATTGATTGAAAAATGCGATAAAGAATTAGTTCAAACGGACGAGTACTTGAAACAAAAAGTTGAAAGAGTCTTTTTTACAGGCGGTTTATTTATTCATGAAGATCAACAATATGGTGTCGTTCGGGATAGACGAACTATTTATCATAAAATTAGAAGTACAATATACAATCCTGGTCATATGCATTATGATAATTTTATACATAATTTAAGAAATTCAAAGTTTTGTCTAGATTTATTAGGTGTGGGTGATCCAAATATGAGAACATTTGAAATACTCTTATCTGGTTCTTTAATCCTATCACAATACAATGAGTTGAAATGGCCGTTTCCAGAAACATTTTCGGAAGAGACTACCTTTAAAAATTCGGAAGAGTATTTTCAAAATTTACATAAACTTTCAACAGACGATGAACTTTATAAAAAATGCTTGACGAATCAACACAATATTGTTAAAAAATATTTTAATATTGAATGGATTAGAAGTTATATATTGAATACTTTGCAAGTGTAAAATCTCTTGTTTGGTTTTGGTATTTTAAATTTGAAATTGTGATTGTTCCTTGATTTGATAATAAAGATTATCGACTATAAACTCATTCTCACCCGAGAGTGTCATGTTTTTCATTATTTTATCTTCGTATGGATTAATTTCAATATTGAGTTCATATATATCATTGACAAATTTACATAGTTCGTATTTTGTTACAACATCAGGTGAATGTATGTGGCGGACGCCTTTCCAAAAACAACCATCTATGATAATTTGTTTAATAATTTTTGCAACTGTTAAACAAGTTACACCATTCCAATAGTGATTCGTAAAGCCATTTATAGCTTTACATCGGTTGCTTTTTATCCACTCAATTAAAGATCGTTTTCCAGTCAATTCTTCGCCGATGATAGATGTTCGTATAATTGTCGCATAATCATCTGGCTCACCAAGTGATTTTGATATACCATATATATCCGTTGCGTTGTGTTTGTTATTCAAACTATAGTTTCCTTCTTTACCGTCAAATACACAATCTGTAGTTATGTGAATAAACTTGTAACTGTTGTTCTTTGCAATTTCGTTTAGCTTGTGTGGAAATAGTGTATTTACTCTTATGAACTGAGTATAATCATCAGATTTATATTTTTGAGGAATACTACCGGCGCAATTTATGATTAGATCACCATCATTCAAAATTCTATTTACTAGATCTGTTAGCCTTTCCCAATTATCAGAACATATGTCAAAATCTTTGCGACTTACACAGGTTACTTCATGGGAACTAGAAAGTATCTTATGTACATAATGTCCTAACATTCCAGTTGAGCCAAATAAGAGAACCTTCATTTGTAGTTATTAATATTTATAAAATTAAATTTAAACACAAAACTACAAAGGTCTATTATGATGGACAAAAAGGTAATCTTGATATTTGGAGGCACTGGGTCACTAGGGTATGAGTTTGTATCAAGGTATCTTCAAAATAATACTATTTACAACTATTCCAGAGATGAATGTAAGCATTGGCAAATGAAACTAGATTTCAACCACAATACAAACCTTCACTTTATTATCGGAGATGTTATCAACAAAAACAAAGTTAAAGAAACGCTATTGCGAGTAAATCCAAATATTGTTATTATTGCATCAGCAATGAAACATATAGATCAGTGCGAATATAATACAGATCAGAGTCTAAATACAAATCTAATTGGTGTCAAAAATATACTTGATTCAATTGAAACTAATAAACCACCTGGTCTGGAAACCGTATTATTTGTAAGTAGTGATAAGGCATGCAGTCCTATTAATATTTACGGAATGTGTAAAGCATTGTCCGAAAGCCTGTTAGTTGAGAAATCATACTACATGAAGAGTGTTAAGTTCGTAAATATTCGTTATGGAAATGTTTTGAATTCTAGAGGAAGCATCATTCCGTTATTACACAACATTGGTAAGGATGATGCGAAGAAGGCATTTACATTGACGAATGATAGCATGACAAGATTTGTAATGACACTTGAACAAAGTGTGGATTTGATCGAGCATGCACTTCTTTGTGGTGAGACAGGTGACACAGTTATACCAAAATTAGTTTCAATGAAAGTAAAGGATTTGGTTGAAATATTTTCAGAAAAGTATAATAAGCCGATCAAAATTACTGGTATTCGACCAGGTGAGAAATTATTGGAGTCCCTCATTAATGAAACTCAAAGCGCAAGGATTGTTGTGAATGGTGAATACACTCATATTAAGTCTTTGTATGATTTCAAAAAGGAAATCAAGGAGGATGATTTGGTTGACTACAATAGTAAGATTAATCCGATGACAAAAGACGAACTAATGGATTATTTATTGAAGTTAAATTTGTTATAATAATATAAATATAAAGGATATAATTTATATTATTAAATGCGTATTCTTCTTGTGAATATAAACTTTCATCGAAAAAACTGTCATGCGTTATTGAGTTACAAAAATATTCAAGTTGTTCAGATCTATGATATAAATCAAATACATAATATCAACTTGTCTGATTTTGATTGTGTTTATAGTCCATCACTTCCAATTGATATATCTAAGTATCCAAACACAAAGTTTCTATTTGGACCTCATTTCTCTGTTTTTCCAGATGAAAGGGTTTTGTCTGTAATTGGTCCAAACTCTCGTTACAACCAGTTATCAACATGGACTGTTAATTCTTGGAAAATTTTTGATATTGTCAAAAATTTGAACTTGATCGAGTTGCCTTTTGGCGTAGATACTGATGCATATTGTGAGACTAAACCTATACAAGAAAGGAGTTATGTTTTTATTTATTATAAAAGTCGTAACCCTAATGAACTACAGTTTGTTAGAAATATTCTTGATAAACAAAATATATCATATCGAATCTTCAGTTATACCCAAAAATATCACGAACAAGAATATCTTCATTTTTTACGCGAATCAAAATATGGCATTTGGATTGGTCGTCACGAAAGTCAGGGATTTGCACTCCAAGAAGCACTTTCATCTAATGTTCCGTTGTTGATATGGGATGTTAGCTCAATGAATCAAGAATATGGCTATAATTACGATGATATCCCTGCTACGGCAATTCCTTATTGGGATGAGAGATGTGGGGAATATTTTCATAAGGCAGATGAATTTGAAGAAAAGTTCAAACTTTTTGTATCAAAATTGGATTCTTATAGACCTAGAGAATATATTATGGAAAATTTATCAATGGCGAAATGCGAAGAGAGACTGATTCAAGTAGTTGATCAAATGAAGTCAGAAAAATAGTTATATAACTTGTTTTATGTGATTTAGGTGTCAAAATAATATAAACCGAATTATTTATATTATTCTATATGTCGGTAATTACCTTCTCTACTTGTTTCTATATTTTGAAATCTAAGTTCGATGCAAATCAATATTGTGTTTGGGCTGATAATTTTATTGGAATTGCCAACAACTTCAATTTGGTGATTTACACAGATGAGTACAGTTCCAAGTTCATTAATACGAGAGGGAAACCGAACATCAAGGTTATAATTAAACCAATTGAGCAGTTCCACAACTACAAGTATAAAGATTACTGGATTGCGAACCATGCAAAAAACAACCTTTTGAACAAGCGGGTCGAATGGCAAGTCAATATGCTGTGGAGTGAGAAGGTATGGTTTGTCCAAGAAACCATTGCCAAAGCTTACTTTGATACGGAATATTACGGTTATTGTGACATCGGTTACTTTCGCGATCGGTCAAGTGATCTACATACTGATTTTCTCTCGCACTGGCCCAATAGGGATAAGGTTTTGGCGTTGGATAAGACAAAAATTCATTATGCCAGAGTCAATAACGACCGCAATTATATGAACGGGTTGTATCGTCTAGTGAGCAATAAGAATGAGAAAGGTCTTCCTGAAAGTGAGATTCCGCCTTCTCAGATTTCAATTGCAGGTGGTTTCTTCATTGGGCACAAAGATAAGATTGATTGGTGGGCCACGACATACGATGCAAGATTGAGTCTGTATTTTAAAAACAACTATTTGGTAAAGGATGATCAGATAATCGTCATTGATTGTATCATGTCAGATATGAAACAATTTTTTATGCACGAGGAAAACAGTAGTTATGACAATTGGTTCATGTTCCAGCGATTGTTGTTATAACTCACTTGTATAATAATTTTGACCATCACCATGACCAAAATCATAATAAACGCATGGTATATGTATATATATACAATTTGTATGTTCAAGCACTCTTAACCAGTATTCATAATCATCTGCGGTAGGCATAGACTCAAAAAAACCTGTTTTTTCGATGATTGATTTTTCAATGACAACACTTGAACAAATACAACAATTATTTATTCTCAATAAGTTTAAGTCCCAAATGAATATTGGTAGGTCGTCTATGAAGAAATCAATGTTATGTTTTTTATATGTATCAATCAAAAAATATCTCGAAAATTCTGAATTATATTTATTGTATTTCTTCTGTGGGTCATAAACACCAGTTCCGATTAATGCTTCTGTGCTTGACATAGAACAGCCGGTTTCTTTCATTCGCGAAATTTGTAATTTCAATTTATCCGGAAACCATATATCATCATCATCACAAAATGCAATATACTTCCCCGTTGCAATTTTTATACCAAAATTACGCTGATATCCACCAGGACAAGCAAACCCATGTATTTGTTTAGAATTTTGTTCTAGATGAATGATTATTACACCATTCATTTTGAAATCATATGTATAATATTCGGGTTGCGTAGAAAAGTCATTTACGACGATAATTTCAACATTTTTATAGGTTTGTTCTTTTACAGATTGAATAGTTTTCATCAGATAATCAAAACGATTGTACGTTGCAATTATCACAGATACTTTATCATGCTCCATAATTTCAATATATATGCATTATATATTTAAATAAATCTTTATATAATTACAACAATGATAAGTATTTTGATTCCAATATATAACGGTATTGAATTCATTGATGAATCGGTTGGATCCGTTTTGAAACAGACATACCAGGGATGGGAACTCATCATTGGCATTAATGGCCATCCGGAAAATTCAGAGGTATATAAACGAGCTTTGCAGTATATTGATGCCAACAATGATAATTCTATAAAAGTTTTAGATCTTCATCACATACGCGGAAAATCTAACGCATTGAATGAAATGGTGAAACATTGCAATTACGAACATGTTTCGCTATTAGATGTTGATGATATTTGGCATGAGAAAAAGCTGGAATACCAAGTGCCGTTGATTGCTGAATATGATGTAGTTGGAACGCGATGCATTTATTTCGGAGATCACCGCAAAGGGATTGTACCAAAGATTCCAATAGGCGATATAAGCCAATACGATTTTTTCAAAGGAAATCTAATTATCAATTCATCTGCAATTATCCGAAAAAATCTGTGTTCCTGGAATGAGAATGGCATTGAAGATTATGATTTATGGTTGAAACTGCGTACCCAGAAAAAAAGATTTTACAATTGTAGTCAAATTCTGGTTAAACATCGTCTGCATTCAGCGTCAGCATTCAATTCTAAAGGCAACAAAAATTTAGTTGCTGATTTACTGAATAAACACAATAATGCGGCTCCATGATTCGGGACACAAATCGCTAGTATCATGACCAATTGATGGTCCAAACCAGACGGACGGATAACATACGATCTTCTCAGGCGATGGATTAAAGTAAGCCCCCCACCAACTGAAGGAGCTGTTGGCGATCACATTGTGCGCACAACAACTCATCAACAAGAGTTGTTCCCAATCTTCTAATGTATTCGGCGCACGAGTAAATGAGATCATTGGGAAATCATACCGCAACTTGAATATTATGTCCATGACTTGTGCAACATCTTCATCTTCGCAAAAGTATAAGACCTTTTTCACACTACATTTCTTATTGATCAAATATATTGACTCTTTATAATATTCATACGGCATTATCGGATGCACATGCTGAATCCCTTTGTAATCGCCCAGCCGAAAATGGACACTCACTGTATTGGCTTCAACTAGCGCGAGGTTTTTTTGCATAATGCTCTCTCTCTGTTCTTCGATCTTAATCAAGTTGCAAATGATCTCATAGTGCGGTTGGAAATACTTGTAGCTTTGAAAATAACCGAATATACAGACATTTCGATTGCGCATCGCAACTACATCCAAGTCGTTGAACCTGAAGTTTTTCTCTCGCAGTGTTGTTGATAGGTTCAGTGTATCTCGTAAAAATGGTTTCATTGCAGATAGAAATGTGTTCCAGTAAGTATGTCTCTTGGCATCCAACTGCTGAACATTCAGGAATACAAATCCATTCTCACTTCTCAATGCATACGAAATTGCTGCAAAAATCTGAAATAGTTGGTTTCCCAACCCACCCATCAAATGACAAGACAGCATATGTATATTATTGTTGAGTTGAAATACTTTTAAGCTAGTTTATTATGTATTTGCATATTTTCACATATTTTTATTTTTTTGGGTATGTATTGTATAATATGAGTTGGCTTACAAAACGCGTCGCATTGTTTGTTTACAAACCCGTAATTTCGATGCTTTCTGCTCGGAAAACGACTGGTGAATTTTTAAACACTCCGTTACAACCAAGTAATCGCGATTGTTTCAGTAATTTGTTTTTAGACAAGAAAATACATTCCGTATATCACTCAAAGTATGGTATTGTGTCAAATCGATCCTACCTAGTAGATATGATGGCAAATAAATTCCTGGGTAACTTGTTCCCGTATTCAACATATAAATTTATCAACGAACACGATTATATTACCACAATGGCGTCTGTCGGATTCACCGATTTTAACAAATACAATGCGTCAGTTTCCCCAGTTGATCAATTGATGCAACTGTTCGAAAAGTATGTAGGGTATTTAATGTTCGAACCTTCTGATAATGATACCTTTGTGCTAAGCACCAAGCATTTATCAAAATATGAAATCCGTCCGGGATACTCGACACTGAATACACTTGTGTGCTTGAACAAAGATTTGTCATTCAACTATTGCGAGGTTGGAGAGAAGCGTTATTTATCAGATTCGCCAGGTATTGAATTTGCCGTGCGTGAATGTATGACAGCAATTACAACATTATTCACTGTCGAAAAACATTTGTTCAATGTGCATATGTTGGTGAATGACAAGATAAATACAATAGTTGAGGTTAATTTGAGGCAGGCGCATCCGATTCGTCGCTTGCTTGGAATGTATGCCAACAAACCTTATATTCAACAGGAAATTGGAACTCTCTCGTTGCTCGGTCCCAAGGGTTTTGGATCTTTTTTCAATCTCACGCAAAAGGGGATTTTTGACTATTTAACCGACTATTCCGCATCTCATAATATTCGCAAAGAGTTGTATGTTGCTGATAAACTGAACCTCTTCTCGAATGAAAATATGAATGGTGATATGAAATTGTGGTGGGGATGCATTTCCAAGTTTGTTTCGGAGTTTGTCAAACTGAACTCTGCTATGATAGCGGAGACCGAAACAAAGTTATTTTTAGATCAAATGAAACAGGAATACCCTGGGGTCGGTGGTGCTGAGACGGACGACTTGAAAATCTTGTGTGATATCTGCAGCATGGCATTATTTTCCAATATTATTCATGAGACTTACAGCAACAGCACATTAGGTTTGATACTGTGTAACCCATTCGTGGTTTCTTCTACTTGGAAATCGAATGAGAGCTGCAATTTATCGGATAAGGTCAATAACTTATCGGAACAACTCATGTCTAATATTATACTAGTTGCAACGAAGCCGGAGTCCATACCAATGGGTTCTGAATTGTGGGAAACCAAGTTTGCCAATACATATGACGAGAGAAAGGTGTTCCGTGATTTCCGCACTTCCATTGGAGAGTTACAAATATCTGAAACGAGCATTTTGCATCCTAAAAATATAAGCTCTAGTATTTCTGCGTAAAAAATTGAGTCTGTTGCTTGAAAATCATCTGTATATATACAAATGAAGCAGGCAATCATATCGTTTGAAAATATAGTGGATGATATCATCTACTATATTGGTACAAGTGCGACAGATAATTTTGATGTGATTGATAAGGGAAACCCAAATGACTACTGGTTTCACGCCAATAATTGCTCCTCATGTCATGTAGTTGCTAAGGTTCCACAATGGATAAATAATAAGCACGAACTAAAGACGATTTTGAAACGAGGCGCTCTGTTGTGCAAGCAATACACGAATAAGCTTTCGAGAACTGACAAGGTAGAAATTGTTTATACACAGGTGAAAAATGTTGAGAAAATGAAGGTAGCTGGTCAGGTTGAATTTATTGATGGGAAAATTATGGTTGTCTGATTGTTATGCAGTTAAATATTTCAAAAGTCTTCTGTTAATTCAAAGACATCGTTACTAGTTGTTTTATTTGCCAGAGCATAAGAATCATTTCTCTTCTCAAAAAAATTAGTCTTACTTTCTAGGCTAATTAACTCCATAAATTCGAACGGATTGGCAGCATTGTAGATCTTGTCATATCCCATCTGCAAGCACAACCGATCGGCGACGAATCGAATGTATTGGGACATCATATCCGAGTTCATACCAATCAGACGACAAGGCAACGCTTCGCAAATGAATTCCGTTTCAATTTCGACAGCCTCCTTGATGAGCTCGTTGAACCGCGCCTTGCTCATCTTCTTCACCAGCTTGGAATACAGGAGGATCGCGAACTCACAATGGAGCGCCTCATCGCGGGAAATGAGCTCGTTGGAAAAGGTGAGGCCGGGCATAAGGCCGCGCTTCTTCATCCAATAGATACTACAGAAGGCACCACTGAAAAAGATCCCCTCGACACATGCGAACGCGACAAGACGAGTGGCGAAACTGCTGCGGTTATCGTGAATCCACTTCTGCGCCCAATCGGACTTCTTCTTGATGCAAGGGAAGTTCTCAATAGCATTAAAGAGGCGCGATTTCTCGTCATTGTTCTTGATGTACGACTCGATCAGCAAACTGTAGGTTTCCGAATGGATGTTCTCCATCGCAATCTGAAATCCGTAAAACGCTCGCGCTTCCGACACTTGAACATCGCTCATAAACCTCTCCGCCAAATTCTCCAAAACAATTCCATCACTGGCCGCGAAAAACGCAAGAATCATAGAAATAAAGTGGCGCTCGTCAGCATTTAAGCTGTCCCAATCCTTCTGGTCCTTCGATAAATCGATTTCCTCGGCTCGCCAGAAGCAATCCACCTGTTTTTTATACATTGCCCATATATCATCATACTTGATCGGAAACATTACAAACCTCTTATCGTCAGCAGCCAGCAGGGGTTCAGTTTGATTCTTGGACATCCTAAAGTATATATAGACTATAGACAAAAGTTTATACTTTTTTCGTTAATATTAAAATAGTTATTTAATTTAAGAATGGATACTAAGGACGGCAAACGCGGTGATCGTGTCAGAACCCAAGATGCGAAATTCAAACGAATCCAGGAACAGATCGAGATTCAGGAACAGCAATTAATGAAGAACTTGAGAGAAATGGTAGAAAAATCAAAGCAAAATGAATATTTAGCCGAGGTCCAAGAGGAACATAAAAAGCATATGTTGAAGCTGGAGCAAAAGAAACAGCGCCAGATCACATCTTTTGAGTTATTGATTGAACATTTGCGCAAGTTGGCCGAAGATGATAAATTGAGCAAACCCGATATGGATGATGTGAAATTTGAACTGAAGCGAGTAACAAAAGAGTTGAAAAAAATAATGGCGGAAAGTTTCTCGTAATTTATACACACTTTTGTTTCGCTTTATTCAGTCGCTTCGCTTCGCTTCAACATTCCCCGTATTCCCGGCAGAACTGGACGAGACACATGCTTTACTCCGCGCTGGCTAATGATTCGCGGGCTGGTCTGTTTGGCGATTATGTTCAGGCGTTCCTTGAACACTCGCTTCCATGCCCTTTGGACCAACCGCAGCCAGAAGGTCTTCTTGATGCAAACGCATTCTAGAGTGGGCAGCTCA